TCTCATTCTCCTCATCCTTAGTAATCTTAGATAACTCTTCGTTATACTTAACGATATTAGTGATATTACCAGAAGCGTCTGTATATTTAGCAGCAAGTTCAGCTTTTAACACATCATACTTAGCTTTAATGTCACTAAGCTTTATTGATGTAGGAGTTTTAGGAGTTTCCGTTGGAGTAACTTCTGTAATAACAGGTTCTATACGAGCTGTATCTGTCACCTGTGCTAATGGAGACTGATTAGGTTGAAGCACTGCTTGCTTTGTAGATGCAGTCTTCTTTTTAGCACCCTTCATATCCTCAGCATCTACAGTACTTGGATCTACATCTTCTCTTACAGCAACTGCTCCTTCCTGCTGAACACGAGGAAACCTAGCTGTTTTCTTGACAGGAGTGGGTATTACGTCCTTTACAAGATCACTGTTAGGAGTAAAACGAATAGATGTATTCTTAAATATAGAAGGATCTACATTAGTGAAGAATCCGCTAATCTGTGTAAAGTTGGTATTAGCAGGGATGCTATTCTTAAAGTAATCACTCTTAACTGTAGGTAATTCTGCGGTAGGATTAGAACTATTAAATGCTACAATAGATTGATTCATTCTACTGAGCAAATCATCAAATCCTTTGATTAATGCTTTATTAGTTTTGTCATAAGGAATATCAACGAATACAGTAAAGTTGCGGTCCTTATAGTTGTCAAAGTTTAGCTTCAAGTCTCCAGCTGCTGTAAGAGAAATCTTAACTCCATAACCTAAAGAACTGGTACTTGCTGGCACTGCAATAAAGACACGCTGACTTAAAGACTCGTCAAAGTCACGCGTAAACTCTGGGTTCTTTGCAATACGCTTACCATCTTTAACTTCTACATTCTTCTTAAATGTATTCTCTAGTTCTGTCTTAATATCAGCAAATAACTCATCCTTTTCTTCACCTGCTAAATAACCTGAAGACACCTCTACTAAAGCAGGATTACCATTTGGAAGTGCAAACACCGCGATATATCTACCCTGATTCTTAGTCTTCTCAGCAAAGTCCACTTTACCAAGTAAGGTGGTTAGCTTAGCACGATTCTCATTAATTTCTGTTGCTGTTGCACCACGAAGAATAGGTTCTGTAGGACTCTTCTTATCTATCACTGCAATCATTACAGAATTAGTAGCAGCTTCTAAATCAGTAAGTTGATGCTCTTCATCTGTAAATACATAATCACCCTGCCTAGGAGTGAGCGTCATAACCTTCTTAAGCTCCTCACTAGAAAGTTCTACACTTTCTTTATCCCCCAGCTTTAAATTAATAGCTTCATATACCGCTTTAGAACCTAAGTAGTTATTAAGAAAGTCTTCATAGGTTCCTGCTTCTGGTCTAGCAAATATGCTATACTCAGTTTTTGTAAGCTGGTCTACAGTCTTAACCACTCCATTAATCTCAAAAGTGTATACGTTATGATATGTAGGAAATCCTACGAGTTTACCATCAATATATAACTCAGATGAAATAGGAGGATTTTGACGTAGCACCTTATACGCACCATTGTTCTTAGAAAACACCACTTTTGGTTCAGTGGAAACTAATGTGCGAACAGCTTTTAATGTAGCATTTGAAGTGATGTTATCAGGTGTACGACCTAAAACAGAATCACGCATTTCTCCATCTGTCTCTGGTGTAGAGAATATCTTAAGTGTATTATCAACAACAGATAGAAACTTAGGATCAGATGTCTGCTTGGTTGCAGTGAAAGCTTTCTGCTTATCTGCAATCTGCTTATCAATATCAGCTATTATACCCTTTAAGATATTTGCAATAGACTTGGATAGAGCTTCATAGTTCTGCTTATCAAGACCTTCAAGATCAATATTATTAAACAGTTCCTGTTCTATATCTGGAGTTAAGTTAAGGACAATACCAAACGCGTCCTTATTAGTAAGTATGCTGTCAATAAATCCAGTATGCATATCCTCCTTCTTATCATACTTCATATTGCTCTTATTCATCTTACCAGTGAGCAATGACTGAAAGTAGGTTTTTGCAACATATAAGTCTATAAGTTGCTTAAACTCAGACTCGGTGGATATACTTTTTTCAACATTCTTTGGACCAGTCGCACCCTTATAATTCCATACAATAGACTTAATGCTACCATTAGGATTGTAATTAATAGTATATTCTATCTCTTTAGGTGCAACTTTATGAGCTCCATTATAATAAGACTGATTTGGACTATACGTTCCTTGTGCATCACCCTTACTCACTACAGCATCTTGTGCTGTCTCTTTGGGTTTCTCGGAAGCTGCTTTCGCTCTATCTGCTGCTTCTTTTGCGGCTTTCGCTTTTGCTTCTTCACGCTTTCTAGTCTCTGTTTCAGTAGCTTTATTATGTTCATCTACAACTTGTTTAATAACATCGTAATCCTTTGAACCAGGTTCAACAGGAATTATTTGATCATTAACAATCTTGTAATACTTTCCAGGATTTTGTGGGTCTTCAACATATCCAAATGTATCAACACCGTTTGTTTGCTCAGGGTGCTTAAGACGTAATAGCTTATGAATAAGATCATTACTATCTGTAATCTTTAATCCTTTCTCAATAGCTTCTATAATGATTTGAGATCTGCGATTAAAGATATCTTTCATCACTCCGTAGTGACCCTCATACAACTTTAAGAAGTTCTCAGGATCAGCAAGTGTATTAATAGCTTCTGTTAAACGACCCTGCTCTTTAGAAAGTTGTAAGAAGTCCATAAGGATGTCAAATCCTTCATCCACTCCTTCTCTAAACGCAGAATCTTTAACAGCACTAGCTTCCACTTCTACTAAACGCTCAAATGCTAGCTTAGCTAGATTGCGATAGTTTTCGTATGCGGGATTAGCTGCTGTAGGATAGTCAACAGGATATATACCACCATCAGGAGTGATAGCAGGAGACTGCACCTTTACGGTGAGGGGGTCTCCACCGGGAGACTCAACAGCATTCTTCCATTTCTTAAGAGCTTCTAAACGTTGCTCTTTAAGAGCTGCAAGCTTTTTAGAATCAGCATCACCAAGCTTTAAGGATGCAATTTCATCCTGTAAAAGCTTCATCTCATTATTATAAAGATCAGGATTGGTAACCATAGCAAGATCTATGTAATTACCCTTAGAAGTCTTTTTGATATTCTTAAATCGACCTAGCAGATCTACCATACGCTCTGCTGTACGATCAAAAGAATACCCCATAAAGATTGCTTGCTCGCGTGCATTCTCCCACGCCATAAACTTAATAGCAGCATCTTCATATTCTTTAGTTCCTTGCTTAAATGCAGTCAGGTTAATAGGATTGGGCAGTCTATCTTGCTGATCGTTATAACGCTCCTCAAGTTTATCAAGACGTCCTAATGTTTGATCTAAACGTTCTTTAAGCTTACCAGATTCTTCTACATTAAATCCAATAGCAGCTGTTAGCTCATCACCTTCAAGTTGTTTAAAGTTGTTGATCTTATCTCTAAACAAATCTATCTTACCACTCCTAAGAACAGTCATAAGATGTTCATAGACAGCTTGGTCTTTAACATCATGGAAGTTCTTATCATTCTGATTAATGGAAGATTGCGTCAAATATTTACCTAATTCAGCTTGACGCACTGCGTTCATCAACTCAGGGTCAAAGAACTTAAGTGGATCTTTGTATACCTCATTAAGTTGAGATACGTATTTATTTACTAAGTCTTTTCTCTTAGTTTGAAACTCTTGATATTTCTCCTTATTAGTATAACGGAATGCTAAATCTTGCACCCCTCTGGCAGCAGCTACACCACCAGCTGGGATTGTACCCATTAATGCACCACTTAAGAATGTGCTAAGACCTTGACCACTAAACTGGTTTCCAAGGTTCTTAGATAGATCTCCAAGCATAGCATTCATTCCTCCGTAAGAAGGATTATAGAAGCGCTTATAGTAGTAGTCATAAGACGCACCTCCAATAGTTTCCTGAAGATTCTCTTGAATACCTTCCATGTAATTGGCTTTGAAATAGTTAAGACTATTTCCAAGACCATAACGGAATGCGTTCTTTACATTATATGGACTTACAGCTTCAAAGAGCTGCTTACCTGTATTAAACTTAATACTGTTAAATACACTATTAGAAGCAGCACCACGCATTAAATTGCTAATAGTACCATTACCTCTAAATAAATTACCAAACCCTATTCGGTTTGAATAGTAAATAACAGGAAGATTAAACTTAGTTGTAAAATCTGCTGAAGCATCAGCGGCTTGCTGGATTCTTAATGCATTATCTCCTTCAGGAAGTCTACCATACTGATTTACATAATCACGTGTAAGGTCATCTTTAAGTTGCAACTTCTGGAATCCACCCTCAAGTTTTGCTTCAGATAGTGCAAAGTTAACTTCACGTAAGTCACGATATGCAGCACCAAATGCACGAACAGCGTTAAAGGTTTCTGATCCACTATAAACTCCTCTAACTAAATCAGTTGTATTACGAAGAGGACTAAAGAACTTTAATGTATTCCCACCAAGTTTAGCTGCATTATAAAACACCTTACGAGCAGCATTTGCATCGGAGAATATATCTCCCACCTTAGAAAGATTTCTATATGCTTGTGATAACGCTCTAAACCCACGACCCATATTCATACTAAAGCGTGCAGCAACTGCTGGAGTGGCTCCTCCAAATGTAGCACCTTCAACAAATGCTAATAAAGCATTTTCAGCAACAATCTCGGTTACTGTACCAAGCATGTGTGCTGCAGAAATCTCAAAGTTACTAAGAAAAGAAGATGCGGGTCCGTATGTAGAAGATCCCATACTTGTAGCTCTACTCCACTTTTGTGCTACAGCATCATCAGTTGATAAGAAACTGTCCCAGTCTCCTGTAAATACACCGTCTATTAAATCAGGAAATGAACGAAGTCCAGATGTAAATCCATCCCAATAAAGAGGAGCTGCCCAACTAGTAGAACGGTACATCTCCTTAAGAAAATTAGTGCTAGCATTATGTATAGCTTCATTATCTCTCCAAGGAACAAATCCTCCTGTTGTATCACCAAATGCCCAAGCTCCTTCAGGATCTACATAACGATCAAAGTTAAGAGACTCGGCAGGAAAGTAATCTACATTACCCTGCTTCTTATAATCTCTTAATGATAATGCAGCATTAATATCACGATTAAACTGATTATTAACATCTAGAAACGGATCCTTAAAGTTTTGAGGAGGACCAGAAGGAATAGGATAGTCTTCATACTTAGGTAGGTCCGGAACTGGATATAAGTTTGGACCATAGTTTAAATAAGTATTAGGACCAGGAACATAACTGGAAACATCAATAGGGTTACCACCGGTGATGATATCATTGTTATCTGCCATAATTATTGCTTAGCTGCGTTTTGAACATCATTCCAAGATACCTTCGGAAGATTAGGATTAGCCATTCTAGAAGACTCAACTCTTTGTCTTATATCTTCATTTCTATATATGGTAGCAACCATACTATTTAATATCTGATAATAAGCACTTGTCAAATCTAAGGATTTATCTACAACTTGCGAATTACTTTTAGGAGTTTGTGTAATCACCCCATTAGGAAGAGTAGTATTCTCTATATAATCTGTAATCACTTTATACCCACCAGTAGAAAGATTTGACACTGTAATCTTAAAACCGGGTGCAATTTCTCTAGTAAAATATCCTTGATCAGCATTAGCTCTTAATAGCATATCAATCTCCCCAATTCTACCTGTCTCAACAGCTGCTAAGGAGTTATCAATTGTCTTTATAATATTACCCTTATCATCCCTATCATACTTCTTAACATAAACAGTGATTCCGTTAGCCATACTAAGAGCTTCATCTTTAGTTAATAGCTTCTTAGTCTCAGTGGTAGATGTATTATCCTGTACCCACTTAGGATCAAGAGTAATAGTATAAGCTGCCCAATTACCATCATTACCAGCAATTTGAGCACTTGTAAAATTATGTTGGTTGATATTATCTTTACCACCTATTCTCACTGTATTTAGAAGAGGCATCTTAATCTTTTCAAATAGTGTTTCTGCAGCTGATTTATTTTCAACCTCAGCTCCCCCATTAAAACTAAACTTAACGTAGTCATCACTATATCCACCACCTTTCTCACTAGCATATGTAGAGATAGTTTGAACTAAACTTTCTGTAAATCTATCGGCATCCTCACCCTTAACATTTGATTGTCCATAGAATACTAATCTACGACTAGCAATACCTCCACCCTTTTGATTCTCAGCAAAGTAGTTAAACTCATTACCTGCTTTATTCCAAGTCTGTATGATAGTGTTAAGATTTTTATCATACATATCTGAAAACTTACTTGGATTCTCAGCTATATATAAATCAAGAAAGTCATTCTTTCCTAAAGAAAGGATATTAGAAATTCTTTGAAATTCCGCTGCATCCCCAGGTTGGTCTCTATCCCTACCCATTCTAGATCTAAGAACATTAGCTCTATCTACATAAGATTGCTTAAATGTTTGAATATCAGCGTCTGTAATAGATGCTCTAAGATTAGATATATATTCTTCTGGAGAACTAACAATGCTTGCTCCGTTGAACATTGCATTGAACATAGCTGCTTGTTCTGGATAGGAACCTGCAAGATTATTAATAACCTGCTGAAGCTTTTCTTTCTTAAACTGAATAGCTCCTGTCCATACATCATTGAGATTATTTATTCTTGTAACATCTCCCAAAGCATTTTGATATTTAGCATTATCACTACCAGTTTGTGCCCATGACTTATAACGTGTCATTGCAAGATCATAAAGACGATCAAGCTCATTATCATAACTACCACGCTTATAAAAATCATAAGAAGTTGCTTGTGTCTGTTGCTTACTAGGATCCTGAAAGAGTCTGTCAATAGAATATTTACGTCCTGAGTTTAAAGTGAAGTTTTGTAAATTCGTACTATTAGTAGGTGTATAAGATGTTAATAACCCTGAAGAAACCTTCATATTAATTAACTCACCTCTCTTACCAGCAGGAATTAGATTACCCTTAATATCTTTAATCTCGCTAGGATCTAATACTTTTTCAATGAATGAAATCTTTGATCCTATCAACTGATTCATTATATCATTATTCACTTCATTGAAAAGCTGATAGGTATTCACCTGACCATTCTTATCTCTAGGAAGTGTATTAGCAGCAGAGCTTTTTTCGTCATCTAAAACTGTAGGAATATTTATATTACCTCCAGGACCTAAAGGAGATTTAGGAGTGTTGACAGTTGATTTACCAGCACCTGTACCAGCATTATCATTTGCATCATATAAAGGAATACCGTATTCTAACTTTAAGTCGTACAAACCTCTTTGCTTACGCAATTCTGCTTCCACTTTATAATCTTCTAACTGTTTACTCTTTTCAAACTCATAGTCTGCTTTCTTAAATGGAAATACAAGATCCTTATATATAGGATTAGTATCCACTTTTGTTGTACCAAACTGAGAAAGAGATGTAGCTAAGTCAATAGCCATCTTATTTAAATAAGTCTGGGAAAGAAATGCTGTAGGATTACCTAGTATTCTTTCAAGATAAGGAGCAGGTTTACCTCCTACATCAAATATGTCACCTCTAATTTTATCAGACTTTAACTTAAGAGCATTATATTGCTTCTGATCATCAATAGCTTGTTGCTCTTCTTTAGATCCAGCAATCAGTGTACCTTCATCAGCACGTTTCTTCCATCCATCTAAACGCATTGAGATTTGCTTCATAGCATCTTCAGTTCCTTCAAGTACACCTTTCTGTGTATTAAAGTAGTCATTTGCTAATGCATTATCATGTGCTTTAGCTGCTTCTTCAGCAGATGCAAATCTACCATTCTGAGTGTTATCACGTATAAAACGTGAGCGTGTCACTCTACCCATTACATTAAAACCTTCCATAGCTTCAGGATCATTCTCTGCCATAGAAAGATATAAGTTAACTAATGGAATTTTAAGAGGTTCACCATTCTCATATGTATACTTATACTGACCATCTAATTCATCATATGCACGCTTTAGTTTGCCTTCAGCAAACATCTTAAGTATCTGATCGTCAACGTTTGGTTTAGATACATATCTACGAGAACGCATATTCATCATCTCAGTAGGAGATGCTTTAGAGAAATCGTCTGCCCAGTTGTCAAGATCTTCAATACCCATACTCCAATAACGATTCCTCTGATCTTCTTTTTCAGATTTACTAAGATCCATTCCATATTGACGCTGACCCATATACTGTTTAGTCTGCACCATATCATGCAGTATATGATTGTCTTCGTAGAAAGGACGGAATAAAGAACTAGCAGCTGCAACATTCTGAGGAAGAGAAAGATCTACATTAGGAAGATCCTTTAATGCCTGCTCTGCATCTGCAAGAATTTGCTTGCGACGCTCTTTACTATATTCATTAAGTAGAGGGGAATCAATGACAGTACGAGCTGTACTGCTTAGTTGGGCAAATCCTTTATCATACCTGGACTGCTTAAGCATTAACCCCTGCTGAATCAACCCCCAATTAGGAGTGAATAGCTTATCGGGTGGAAAAAAATCCGTAGCTCCTTGTAAGAATGTTGCCATAAGTTATAATATAATATACCGAAAAATCTTGTAAGTTTAAAACTAAACTTTATAAGTTTACTAGTCTTCGTCATTGCTAAATAGTGACGGATTCATCGCTTGCTGCTGCTGTAACATAGCCATTTGTAATACAGGATTCATATATCCAGCACCCATACCACCCATCATTCCAAGCATTGCAGGATTCATTGCTGTTCTAGAACTAGTTCTTGGTGCTTGAAAATACTGATTAATCAATGCTTTCCTATATGTATCTCTAGCTTTTTCATCTGGAATCTTTTCTACCTCTTTTTCAATAGCGTCCATTATCGCAGCATTATTTCCAGAAGCAGATGACTGACTATTAAATACACTAGCAGCAGACATTCCACTTCCATATGGTTGATACATACTAGCTGTCCATGGATCGATTGCTGCTTGTGGAAACATTTGATTATATATAGATGCTTGATCAACATTAAATAATAGTTGATTAGCAGCATTCTTAACATTTCTACCTTTAGTAATACGTTGCTTATCAGAACTATCTACAAAACGAGCTACATCCTCTAAATATTGACGAGCAAGTCCAGCATTAGCAGCTAGATTCTGACCATACATCTGTGCATTAAACTGACGTGCAGCCATATCTGTTTGAACATTCTGAGCACCTGTTACAGTTTGTAGTCTTGATAATTCAGGAAGTGTTCTAGACTGAATATCTGCTAATACAGCTGATTGAGTTTGTGGAGCTCTTGCATATAAACTAGCTTCTCTAGATTGCTGTGCTGCAACTGATTGTATAGGAGCGTAGTCAGGTTGTAAGAATGCAGGATCAATACTCACTGCAGGAAGCGCTTGTCTTACAGGATATACATCAGTTGTATATTCTCCTAAAGCACTAGCTAAATTTAATACATCTTGCTTAAATGGACGTGTTCTAGTAATAGAAGGAGTGATAGTAACTAATCTTGGAGGAGTCTTTTTCGTTGTAGTAGGGGGAACTGTAGTCTTAGTGGTTGTTCCTGGAACATCCTCAATTAACACCTCTTCAGGAGGAGTAGCTGGAATATTATATTCTTCCACTTTCGTTTCATCTTTTCCTGGAATAGGTACATAATACTTTTCATACTTCTTTAATCCCTCTTTTGTACCGTGCTTTGCTTCAGCAAGTTGATCAATAGTTACACCTTTCTGTAATTGACTGATAATCCACTTTTCCCAATCCGTACCAGCTTTACCTCCAGGAATAGCGCGTGTCACTTCCATAGATCCAGGAGTACCTTTAATAACAACAGTTCTTGTACCCTTACTACCTGCAGTACCAGCTTTTACATAACGATTAGGATTATTAGGATCTTGAACATACCCAGGATTCTGTTGTAAAAATGTAGAAAGCTCACTCTTCTTAATCTTCTTAGGACCACCACCCACTTGCATTTTTTGCATACCACCATATTTCATTTCTGACATAGGTTCTTGTGCTGCAGATTCAATACGTGAATCTTTCTGTAACTCTTCTAATGCAGGAATACCAAGCTGAGGAATTTCATAATCTTTACCAATCATAGCTTTAGATAGTTCACCAGCAAGAGCAGCTCTAGATATATACTTATTATAATCAGGTAGACGATTCATTGCAGTGTTTAATTCATACTGATCAACAGGTTCACCTAGTTCAGCTTTACGCAAAATCTGAGTATTACGATTATAATCTTTAACATCCACCTTCTTATTAAGAAGAGCAGCAATAGTATTATCTTTCTTCTTCTTAGAAGAAGCTTCAAATCCAAAAGCTACCTGAAGCGCGGGATGCATAGTTATATAATCAGAGAATACATAAGCTCCAGGTTCTACATTAGTTTTATGACCTCCATCGGCATGTTTCTTACCACCCACCTTATATATACCCTGACTATCTTTGATAAGTTCTCCCTTCTCCACTTCTACATTAGCATTCTCCTTATCTTCAGGATAGTAGACACGGATGTTTTCATCAGAAGATTCTTCTGTACCAGTGAGGTAGTCTTTTAAATTACCACCACCGCGATAAAGTCCATAATTCTGCTGATCACCTGTATGACCACCGTTAGCAAAGTTTGGAAGCTTAGTAATCTTTACCTTATGTTTCATAGTATAAATTGATTTAGAGGAACTCTATTTGTCCTCCGTTAGCTAATATCTGTTGAATCTCATTGTCGTCTAATTCATACACTCCACCTTCTTTAAATAATGGAAGGTCTTTGATTGCATTATACCCCTGCTTACCTTCCCATTTAGCAAAAAGCTTAAGCAACTTATCTTTCTCTACAGGAGTTAATTGGGAAATATAAACATCTTTACCCATCGACTTTACAATATGTCTTGTACTTTCAGAAGGTTGATCAACATTACCATTCACCCAACGATTGCGTGCTTCTGATATTCTAAGATTAAAGTATGCAGAATTAGGACTAAATAACAAATCTTTAGCAGCTTGTATTCCCGTATTTAGATCAGGGAATATTGCTACATTACCCATATTATCATACGCTCCTTTAGTAGCTCCATACTTCTTAGTAAAACCACCAAAGTGAATGTTTAAAGGGTTATTATGAGTATATGAAATCTCCCCGACACTCTTTTTAGAAGGAACAAGAGGAGGAGCATTATCTGGTCCAACAGGAGGAGATACTAATACATTAACTAAATCTTCAGATTTAGGAAGTTCTATATCAGCATAACGTCTTGTCATTGCTGCTTCTATAGCAGGATCTTCAGCATATAATCCAGGTGCTGTTGGATTTCCAGTGTATAATGTAGGCAGTTGCATAATATCGCGAACCACCTCAATACCATCTTGTGCAAACTGAGGAACTGTCATTGCTTCAAATGCGGGAGCCCCAGCAAATTGCACGGGGACCATTTGATTATATGCATATCCTGTAGGAGTTCTTCCGTAAGAATATACATTACGCATTGGACCAAATCTAGAATCAGTCATTCCAAATCTCTTCTGTGCTTCATTCACACGCTTTTGAAGATCAGCAGTTTGAAGTTTATCAGCAACACCTGATAACATATTTACAGCAATTGCTGCTAGTTCTGCACCAGGAAAAGCTCTATTTAAAGACTGATTAAGATTACTTTGTGGATTAACTCCCGTACCAGGTCCTGTCTTAGGAGTACCAGTAGATAGTTTAGAATTTACATTAAATTTCTGAGGTGCTTTCTGACCAACAGGAACACATTTTTGATCTTCTACACTCCATTCAGTTACACCCACTTGACAACCATAGACATCATATTGTGGAGCTGCGGTTGTAGTAGGAGTTGTTTGTGCTGAATAATTTATATCAGGAACACACTGACCCAAAGTTTCATCAAATCTTTCTCCAGGAGCACATCTAAAATCACCAATTGTACCAGGTTGCTGCTGATATTTTGGAAGACCTCTTCCTGTAATCTTTACTTTACGCATTAGTCTAAGTATTGAATGTTATAACCCTGTGCGATTAAATTATCAATCTCATCTTGTGAAAGTTCCATAGGAACATTATACTGTACACCACCATCTTGCTTCTTCCACTTAGCTGCATTACGAGCAAAGTTAGCTTGACGACGTGTTGCAGCTGAATAGCGTCCTTCTGGAGCATTTAATACCTTACTAGCAAATCCCTGAACACCCATACCAGCTTCCTTAGCTTTTGCTGTAAATTTACCTTTATTTGCTGGATTAATGTTAATTCCACCACGTTTCATTTCAGGAATATTTCCACCATACATATATCCATACTTACGCATCTGATCTAGATTACCTGCTGCTGCAAAACGCGCACGAGCTATTTCATATGGCATTTTACCACCCTGTCCCATCTCCATCATGTCTTCTACATATGGATTATTTACGTAAGCACGCATAGCACCACCTGCTCCATACATAGGTATTCCGTAGATGTCTACAGGCATAGCTGGTAGTACCATACCACCATACTGATCTGTCATACCACCATATTGGTACTTAGATCCACCACACTTATAGCATGGCATACCTCCACCCATACCCATCATAGGTTGTTGATTAGCAACACCTTGTGCTTGCTCAACAGCTTGCATCATTTGTTTTAATGCTTGCTGCTGCTCTTGAGGTTTCATCTTCTTAAGTTCTCCAATTATTTCTTCTGGAGATACATTTGCAATTTGAGCATATGCTTGAATGATTTGGTTCATCTGGTCTTGCTGCTGACTACCACCCATCTGAGCACGTTGAATAAAATCGAAAAGGGGGTTCATAGAGTTTATATTTAAATTGTTATACATATCTGTTTGTCCACCATCTTCCCATGTACCAAAACGCTTATGCCAGTACAGCGGGCTGAATGGATCTGTAGCTTTAGAGGAATCACGACCCCCCATTCTGCTCCAGAACTTCTTCTGACGTTTCTTATTACGGTGCTGAGTAAAGTCTTTCATACCCTTATACCCACCGTGTACAATCTTATACTGATCACCTTTCTTAGCAAGAACCATCCACTTCTTACCGGGGCGGGTAGACTGACGCTTAACCCCCACCTTAGTGAATCCGCGCTTACGGTAGCGCTCAGGAATACCCCCGTTTTTCATCTCCTCAAGCTCATTCTCTGTCATAGGAGCTTCTTCCTCTTCCATTTCATCTTCTTCCTCTTCTCCTTCTTCTTCATCTCCTTCAGCTCCATATTTAATATAATCATAAATAGCATCAGCACTATGATCCATTACAGCTAGCTTAGATGCAATCCATGGATCTAGATTATCTTCTCCAGTTATAAACTGACGGAGCTTCATCATCTTGTCTGCTACTGCTGCCATCTGACCAAGAGCCATCTCACCATTGGGTTCCCCACCCTCTTCCATAAATCGAGGGAATAGTCCACCAACATTCATAAGAGGGATTTCCATACCTTCCATAGCTTTACGCCATGTACCTCCTTTACTCTTGTACCATTTAGCTGCCCATCCATTAGCATAGGCGCTAGGATAAACATCAAATTTCTGCTTTGCTAAAGACTTTGCTTTAGACCACAGACTGGGGTTGTTAGGTTTGTTTGCCATATAATATTACTTTCTACGTTTATGTGAATAGGGTATACGTTCACTACTTGTCTTTGAGCGTTTAAACTTCTCTTTTTCAGCACTGCTCAACTCTGAGGAAGTCTTAGGGGTCTTGGATGATACTCTCTTAGAAGGGCGACACGCTGGATATGCTCTGCTCTCTCCTTCTTGTCTACCACATGGTTTACCTGTCTTTACATCCACCCACTTCTCTGCAAACCATCTATCTAGTCCACCATGCTGTCCACCTGATTTATATAAAGGAGGAACAGACATCCCTCCACCATAATCTCTTAGCATTGCTAATGCATTACCACCTATCTGATACTTCTTAGTATGTCCTTTAGACATAGCTCCAAAGTATCTACGCTGCTTTTCTGTAAGAGGACGACCATGCACTTCTTTATCATGTAATATCTCACGAGCTTTATTAGGTGTAAGTCCACCGTCTTTAAGTAGATATTCATCTACAAAGTCAGCACCCATAAAGTATTCTTCCTCTCCTTGCTTCATCACCTTAGCTTGACCAAAGTCTCCGTCAGGAACCACCAGAATTTCATCTGGCATATTAGGAAGATCCATAGTGATACTTGTACCCTGACCATCCCCCATTATTCTCCAGTTAGATCCTTGAGGAGGAACACCATCCATAAATCCACGCTGATTAATTATAGGACCTCCCTGCTTTTTAATCTTACGAATATTCTCATAAATCTTATCTAAAGCACTACTATAAACATTAGGTGCGTATTCACCAGCATTTGCTGATGTAACATCACTTAAAGCACTCTTCATCTTATTTTGAAAATACTGCTGTATTCTATAGTTGCTTATATTACCAGTATTTCCAATACCATAAAGATCATGCAATGAAAGTCCAGTGTTTCCAGTCTCTGTTGGAAGTTTAGCTAAATCAAACATCCCAAAGCGTTTAGTTTCAGGATTGTACACAATGTTCTCACCAACTAAATCTAATCCTATATTCTTTTTACTAAGCATTCTAATATCATCTAAGAACGTTTGGTATGCTTCAGTGGGAATGTTTTCCATTTCAGATGGTAGTAAAGCATCTAAAGGACTTCCCTGAACTCTTGACATCACTCTTCCAGCTATCTGTGGATTATTATACACAGTATTTATATCCGGTCTTATTGCTTTTAAAAACTCTCTATTAGATAAGTCTATATCCATATAAGACTTAGATATATTAGGACTTGTTATATCACGCATCAATTCTGGTAATCCACTTTGTATTGAAGCATTAGGATCTACAATGTTTTTATATCGATTAAGATTCTCTAATTTAACAACTATATTAGGATTCTTCTTAGTAGGAAATACTCCATAGTTAAAACCTCCAATATCATTTGAAATATTACCTGGTAAATCTAACACCTCCCCAACATTCGTAGGAGTCATTCCTTGTAAATCACTCCAAATAGTAGGATAGGTTTTAGGAGTGACAGGATTCTTAATAGGAGTGAGTCTTTTCAACCAATGTGGTTTATAAAACTCAACTATTTCTGTTGGAATTTGTGACTGTGTAAACTGACTCCAAGAGTTAGCACCTTGCCTAGGATAACGAGATATCCATCTTGCAGAACTTCTAGGAATAGCAGCAACTACACCTTCACCATATTGAATAGCTGTACTTACATTTGGTGAGAAATATGTATTCTTACCAAACTTCTTAGACATATTTAAATTCTTATAGTAAGAAGGTTCAACATTCTGTTTTGAGCGTAAGTAACCAGCATCTATAGCATCTTGAAAACCTTCTTGACCTATTCCTCTATACATCATATCAGCTTGCTGCTTATATGCATATGGGTTAAGTTTCCATGCATTTTTTAATGGAGTTCTGGTGGTTAAATATTCTCCAACCCCTGAAACAGGACTAACTATGTTCTCTATAAACTGCCCAGCTTTAGGAGCTCCAATACCAGCTAAAGAACCAACTAGCAAAGGTGCACCAACACCAGTTATATATGGTAAAACAGAATTAGTTTCTCTTGCAGTGTATGGAGCAGTAGCTAGTCCTTCTCCTAAATCACCAATCATCGCAAGAGGATTAATATAATCAGTCCAGTTATTAAATCTAAGTGTTGAACCTAAATTCTTTCCTGAAACATACTGCTGCTCTCTCCAATCCATGTCTTTCCACAACTTGGTCTCACCAGTAGGAAAAGTAAACGGAACATCAGCATTACCTCTAACCACTGATTCTCTTGTACGCTCAGCTGCTTTTCCTTCAGCAATCCTTCTTTTTTCTTCTTCTTCAAGTCTTCTTAAACGTGCTTGTTCAACTTCATCTTGAGCTCTATATTTAAGATCATACTGTTGTTTCTGTATATCTCTAGCACTCATTTGGGTTAATCCTTTAGGTAGTTGCTTAGGCGCTCTACCTGGTAATCCCATCATATATGCTCTAATAGCATCTTCATCCACTGTACCAGGACGTTGCTGATACTTGGGAAGCTTACTCATGTAATAGTTCTGTAATATGGAATCAGATCTTTTCATTATCTGAATGACTTAGTAATTTTGTTATTAGACAAACGGAATAACATCTTATACTCTCCTGATACTAAACGCTTTAGAAGTACGCGTGTCATATAATGACGGAACTTCTTGCGCTGCAGCGGACTCTTAGCGTATGCTACATAATTAGGATTAATTTCCTTTACATATCCATTAGCTGCTGTGTCCCATATAGTTTGAAAGTTCGGATTGAACTCCCCGCGGTTACGCGTAATATCCCAGAACTGATTGAATCTATACTTATTCTCTTCCTTAGAGCACATGATCGTAATCTGATTCTGCTGCACAGCGGGATATTGCAGATAGGACAAAGGATCATTCTTCTGCTTCTCTATCATCTTTAGTACACCCGATACCTGCTCTGTATTATAAACTACCGCTTGATCAAAGTTGAAATCTAATACATGATTAGCATCACGACAATAATTATCATACTTATAGCACTCAAGCTGGTATTCAACATTCTTAAGAGTGGTTACTTCTTGACCAGTTGATGCAAGATATTCAACCTCAAATGGATAGTCCTTTCCATAGAAGTTACAAAAAAGATCGCATCTTTCATTATGTTTCCATATCTCATCTTGGACTATTGTCATAAAATGATTCCTAGAAGAAACCATTAGAGCAGGATGCCAATCGTGGAAACTAATCCAAGCTTGTGACTTTACATCATAACTAATTGTAAATGAAGCATCTTCAAAGTATGTAGGATTACCAAGCTCAATTGATAATCTACCAATTCGAAAGATGTTACCCCTATCATACTTTAATGTATTCTTATAGTCGTCTTTAACACGATAGTCTTTCTTAGTAAGATATAGAATATCGTTTGTATTGTCGTATGCAAGCATGATACCAACACCGGACACTGGATTATCATAGAGTTGAAACTCAGGATAATCAGTCATAATATGTGAGGGTAAATACTTAGCAAACCACCATTTCATTCCGTCGCGGGATATTTCTTTCATACCCTGCATAAACTGAAATACCTTACCCTGGTTCTGACTAACCCAGAATAATCCAGCAGGAGTATTAATTACAGCACGTCTAGACTGACATGCTCCTTGCTCATACACTCCTTCCGCATTACTTAAGTTTTGTAGATTACCAGCAAATAATCCAGAGTCTCCAATTGTCACCTTTATACCATTCTGCGTCTGTAACTGATCTACACCAGGGAACATTACAGGACTACTAGCGTGCATTAATATCATTGCACCACTTTGGTTAACTCCTTTTATTGCAGTTATTCTAGAGTCAAAGTCTTGGTAATTATTAGCTAGATAGACTCTCCAGTTATCTTTCTTAAGCTCATCTGTTTGGGGTAGAGAATATATAACGCGCTCAGGATAATATGAATAACATGTCTCAGCTACTTTAGGATCATAACTTGATGGTAAAACAGATGCCCATGAAAGATTATTAGTAATCAATCTTGAGTAGCTTAATGAGTAGTCATACTTATAGTAGTTACCAGACTTAATGATATCTGATCTAAATAGACTGGCTAAGTCTGTATTTCTATACGGATCGTAGAACTGCTCTGATGCAAGTTCACCCCAATCGCGTTGTGCTAGGTTAATTTCACTCTCTACAAAGAAGTCACGCACACCATTTGCAAATAAGTAGAAATACGCATTGTCAATATTTAAGTCAAACTTATTTCCACACTTATATCTATCAAGATGTCTATAGTCATTTGGTAACACTCTATTCTGCCATGTATTAGCAGCTATAAGTGTTAGACTTGCTCCTCCTAATACACCACTTATAAGCTGATTTACAGTATCACTTGTGTTAATTAGTTTAAGACGATTAAGCTCATTAAGTATTACATTACTTCCTAAATAAGTAGAAACCCCTGCTGTTAAAGGAGCCATCAAATTACTTAAGTTAATATCACTAGTATCTGCCCAATAACGTGGGTAAGGAATATTTACATATTTCATGTAATCAAACCTAGCTCCATCTATATCATTAAACAACCAGTCGTTAAAGAAAAAGAATGAGTTCTTTTCTGTATAACGATTAATATAAATATCTCCTCCAAATAAGACTGGAGACGTATACTTCTGATCCTTAACAGCATCTGTATTAGCTACACATGTAGATACTGGAATCTGAATAATACTAGGTAGCTGACCATACTGAGCTGGCTGACTAACCTTTAAAGACGCATAGTGCGCAGATGTTGTACGAGAAAAAGGAACTGTAGGTTTAGTCCATGCTCCCAATCCACCAATAGTTTCTCTACTATTATCTAGTACTTTTGGATCATCTAAAGTGCTATCAATCTTTACAGCAATAAATCTACTTCTAAATAGATTATTAATTCTTGAGTCTAAACCAAAGTCTTGAATGTAAGGGTTAATATACTGAGCATTAGCTACATGTCTACGTCTATTATTAGCTATAGGACATAAATAGTTATCATAAGAACCATGTCCATTATACTGATAAGCATATTGTCTGTATGGAATCAAAGTGTTCATAATGCGAACAATCTGTTCCATACCTTGTGTACCATAAAAACTCCAAAGTATTGGACCTGTTATAGGATTACCTAAAGCCGCAGCTGCTGCAACTGGACCAAGTTCTGCTAAAGGTGTAACCTCAGTAGTTCTACCAGTTAACTTTCCACCTTTAATAGCGTTTGCTAATGGGTTCAACGTACCAGTTATAGGTAGTATTACAGGATCGCCACCAGGAGTATTTGTAATTGTTCCTGCAGCTACACCAGCAATAGTTAAATTAGTTTGTATACCTTGAGGACCAGATTCAGCTGTTGTTACTGCGCTTTTACCTTTAATTAAAGCTATAGCTACACCTACCCCGATTACTGCAGCACCGTATAAAGCTAAGTCTCTAAGCATCTTATGTTCGGGATGCTTATATACAGGACTAAATCGTCCATTAACCGCTCCATTAATTTCTCCATGCACCTTAAGTTCAAAAGGAGAAAGATATGGATCACGGAATTGAGTTTCAGGAGAATGAAATGAGAAGATGTCCTTTCTGAATGTTCCCATAGGAGTGTACCCCTTACCTGTACAACCTCCCTTTACTTCTGTCTTACTAAGAAACGGATCTATACGAAGATCATTAAAAGGATAGTTCTGGTATAATCCTTTGCGAGATGATACATCTTGATCTATATCATACTCACCCATATTATTCAATATTCCTTTAGCAATAATAGTTTTATTTCCTTCGCGAGACCCGCGTAGAATTTCATAACCTACAATAGATGTGATAGGATTACCATCGCTGTCTAAAGGATGAGATATATTATCAAACTTAACTCCTAATAGGTTAATAAAATTACCCCCATTAGAATGTATGTGAGATGTGCAGTTATCTGGAAACTTATGATGACGAATCGGTTTACCACAAAGTTTGTCCCAAATGTCAGGACGATTATCAGGATACTTTTCTGTAGACTCCCAATATCCCATAGTACCTTCTGCTATTACAGTGGGTCCTTCTGGAAGATCATATTGTGTAGTGGAGGTAATGCTTGAAGTGTCATACACTTGCCAGTTTCTAGAAGGAGTATCTGTATATGTACTCTCTAATGCGTCTTGACCAGATGCTACAGCTAAATCATTAGTAGTTGAAGCTCTACCAGGAATATGATAGGAAGCAGTCTTTTCTCCTGTATTATAAATCCAGCGGATAAAGAATGAATACACCTCATCACGCATATAGGATGTTAGATTACCACCCTTGTTATAATAGTTTGCTGGAACTTGAGCACTCACCCATTTAGACTGAATCTTATTTGCTTGTGGCTGATAGTTAATATCAAACTTGGTATATATACCAGTGCGCATTAAATAGTTGTTCACCTCAAATATTGCATCCGATTTCTCGTATGCTGGCGTAAGCATTGTAATATCTGATAGTGGAACAACTGGTAATGATTCAGGATACTTATCAATCATCACCTTCTTGGTTCTAGTAGAATAGAAACCAATAGATCTAGCATTAGTATTTTGAAATACGGTGGCAATAAGTACCAGTTCAAACTCATCAAATGCATCTGCATCCATGAAGTCAATACTAAGTTCTAATCCACCACCAATACCTGCATGCTCAAATAAAGACTGTACGTTTGATAAACCTACATAGTCTGTTACACGTATATTATTTACAGTGTATGCTACAGCTACCTGATAAGATCCATTAGCAAGATTACCACCAGCATCTGCCTTCTCTAGAGATATACAAGGAGTTTTAAATAATGGAGCTAACCTAAGAGCTTCACAATCAAGCTTATCTGTATATTCAGGAACTTTACAATCGGGACCACTTCTTTGCTTTTTCTCAATATAAGGTATCTTATCTAAGTTAAGTACGCGGTCTGGGTTAAGACCATCTGAAAAGTATACAGATTCTGTGCAATCAAAGTTTCCACGCACTACACCCGTTATCAGGTTTGTAGTTTTAAAGTTTAAACAGTTATCGTTTACCAGCTTCTCATATGAGCATTTGGTCTCATCAAAGATTCCAATCTCTGAGTTTACGTCATTAGTACTAAAAATAACCCACTTACCTTCTGTCTTACTAATCGCTCCAATAATTGTATAGGAAATATCCAGACACTTAAAGTTAGCGGGTTCATTTCCAATAACTCCAATCTGTCCAAAGTTGGTATTATTAACAGCATTTCGTGCATGTGTCCAATTACCTTCTGGTGTATATGCAGAGTCAAAGTCTTTTACCATTCCTTTATTAAAAGAGTTGGTAGTAGCTGACCCAGTATTTTGAAATTTCTCTGCCATTATAACTTAACTGTAAGGTTCTTCTTAGTGATAAATTTATACAAGTGTTGCGTTATCCATCCACACAACCAAGCCTGCTGCTCATCATCATTTATCTCACGGTCTTCTGTCATCCTAATTACTGCGTGAAATATCTCGTGAGCAATTGTATTATGACTAAGATATTTAACATCCAGTAGCAATATATATACGTCAATGTCTGTCGATATCAAGCACCCTTCTGCATGATCGACAAATAGTTCAGGAATATCAAGTTTCTTGTAGATGCGGTTCACTTCTTCCATCAAATGGTCTGTTATAATAAACTGAAGTGTACATTCGTATACCGGTATCTTTAGATTCTTGACAGCTCTAAACTTTTTGTTATCACTTAGTTCATTTACCATGTTTTCTTAAATAATCTACTGCTTTTAACAGTATATTAATATCATCTTTAAATTTACCAAGACCAAAGTTGCAGGAGTCACATAATAACTCCCTTATCTTTAATGTATCATGACAATGATCTAAACACAAAGCTTTTTTAAACCCTGATGGAGGATTACCACAAATAGCACAGTTACCTTCTTGATTACTATACATTTTATCATACTCCTTTTTAGTAATAGATAAACCAAGCTTTTTATATGTAGCCTGTTTTACACTCCACTTAAACTTTTCAGGTTGTGCTTTTCGATATAATGTAGACCTTTGCTGATTTAACATCTTACCTTCTTCTGTACTCAACTTCTTTCTTGCACGGTTTCTGCACTGACTTTTTTTACAATCTTTGCAAATACTAGCTTTACCATAACTATATTTTTTCTCATTGTAAAAGCAGTCTAGTGTCTTTTCTAGTTTACATTTACTACAAAACTTTGTAATTATAGACTCTTCTACAATCATTATTTATCGTTTAAACATATTATAGTAACGACCATACATTGCTTTGCGGTTGGTTTCCCAAACCTTTTGGAAGTCTGCGTAATCAGGTGTGTTGACAAAAGACATAGCATTATTCCTAGCTGAACGAACGCGCTGTTCGATAAGCTGGATACGCTGAACTACATCTTCTCCATTAAGATACAAGTTCTCAAGTATTCTTTGCTTTAAAGCATACTCATAATACTCGTTTACAAGAGGGTTATCTAAAACAAGCAAATTACCCTCATCATCTTCCATAGCTCCTAGATAATTAATATGCACTGTAGCTGTTTCAAGATCTACGTACATAAAACCATCTTTTAGATAGGCATGATTAGCTGCGTGTGTTCTAGTATTAGGACACTCCACCGAAACTAATCGACCCTTCTTTATATTCAAAGGATAAAATATATCATAGGTTCTAATCTCTGATTTCAACATCTGTACTAGATTAACATAGTTACCACATGCTGAGATGCAGGGTTTTACACTACACGGATTATCGTTAGTATAACTAGCGTCTACAGGACGTTCTTCAATATGTGTCCCACTAATTACAGGTTCTGACACTGTATACTTACCACAAAGATTAGCATAGTTGAGTACATAGAAATCAAGAGGAAGACGAGCTTTACCTTTTTCAATATGAAGAATAGCATCCTTAGCTTGATTAATCTTAAGTCCCAACTCGTAGTTACAACGCTGCGCTACCTTAATAAGTTGCGCAGGGTCGATCATTCCTTCTAGATTAAAGGTGCTGAAGTCTGTAGTCACCTCATCTAGAAGCTGATCAAATGTTTTATATTTAACTTCGGTGAGTGCCATTATCGTAACGGATTTTGCTTATTCGCATCAGTATCAGAAGGAACCTGCATCATTGCTGTTAGGTCTTTCATAACATGACTCTCGATCTCAGCGTGTAAATAATCTGGAACATTAAATGATTGATCCACTCGTAATACGCAATCATCACACGTATCGCAGTTATATCCAATAATACTATCTTCAAAGATTGCTTCAATACGAACAGCATCCCACTCTAAATCTGGAAAGTAAAGATAGTCATTCAAGTACCAGTAGTATTGAGTCTTATTATACTTAAACGATGTAGATGTAGTCATACCTACATATGTTGTAGGCATAGTGGGTTGCATCACTACAGACCCATCAATAGATGTCACTGCACGAATAAGAGGACCAAAATACCCCTGCATAAACGTAGGAAGTTTCTCACAGGTTCTTTTAATCTTACAATTGGTTTTAATACCAACGCATTGAGCTTCTATTCTATCCACCTCCTCAAGTTCTACAAACTCCAGCGTTTGAACTACAGAAGAAAACTTCATCAGTTTATTCTTACTGTCCTCACGCTTCATTAACCAGTGAGCATGTTTAGATATAATGCTATATAAAAAGCGGTCTGTCAAGAACGCATCTTGCTTCACCGCCTTTAGTAGGTTGCGCACTCTTGATATAACCTCTCCAATAGTAGTCATGTTATAAGTTTAGTCTAGATCGAATTCATCGTACGTTTTCAACATCTCTTCTTCAATCTTTTCTATGTCCATCTTAAAAGCTTTCTTGCTAAAGATTTCATTTATCCTACGCTTGTTGTCTACCACCAGATACTTTAAGTATTGCTCTGGATAAGTTTGACCTACGCTTCTAGAGAACTGTCTTACTGGTTTAAATCCCCACAACTTGGAATACATAAATCTATACTTAGATCCGTAGTTAGTATAAAATATCTTAGCCAAGTAGTTGTCAGATTCCCAGTTACGATGTTGAATTAATTGCTGTAGCTCTTTTGACGTCTTGTAATCTTTATTCATCTTCTTAGCAGGACAACTACCGATGAAGATATATCCAAGCTGCTCAGGAAGTTCTACTCCGTCTCGCTCATCTATTACAGTCTGCCAGAGCTTACCGTTTACATTATGGATGATACTCTTAATATCTTGGTTAGAGAGATGAGCATACTTAGGATGCTCTTTTCTGAATGCATCACAGAAGTCAGCATTCAGAATATTTAACCTCTTTCCCCTGAATCTTGGAGCATTTAAATCCGGTTTTCTAAACGGTTTACTCAAGAGTTATCTACATTAATAATTTACGAAAAAAATACCAATTAACCTACCTAAACTTATAGGGTTTACACTGTGTATACAAACTCAGAAATCTTACCCTTTTCCTTATCGTGAAGTTCCATAACTGCTTGACGCTTAGCACCTGTGAACTTGTTATGGTAATGCCAGTAGTCACTCTTACAAAGACTAGGAAGATGCTTTATAGCAAATCCATGATGCTCATTCTCTGTAACATACTCTAGGGTTTTCTTACTATGGAAGTGACCAGTGTAACAAGTTCTATAAGTCGTTGATCCCCAAGCTTTTGCAAATTCTGTAGCGTAAACCAGAGGTGTACTCTTCTTGGTAACATCTCCATGCTCAAATGCAAAGAAGTTCTCACCATATGTAACCACCTTTCTTTCAGCATACTCTACATCAAACTTAACCCTATCATCTTTAATACATTTAGAAAGCGCATGTGCTAAATGAAATGAGCTAAGACGATCATGGTTACCTGGTAAATACACCACCTGTAAATCATGGGTAAACTCAGCTAGGTATAAAATAGACCAGTAGATCGCGTGGAATGCTTCCTCATATGCTTCCTGAGCACGGAGGTCATTATCTACGGGTGTACCCTTAGTGGTAGCTCCACTAAAACTATCCATATTTAGAATATCCCCTCCAATTACGTATATAATCTTATCTAGCATGTGGGAGTGATAACTCCTTAATACTAAGCTACCTACAGCATCTTTAAAGTCTTTTGTAATACCATCATTATTCTCCTTACCAAAATGGAGGTCCTGTATAGACAGAATCCCCACAACCGGATTTACAAAGTTCTTATTAATTACCGGGGTGGGGATCTCAACTGTGCAGGGGTTAAACTTCTGTATCACCCTTTCTAGGAAGTCATCAGCTTCCGGTTTTAACTGCGTCACCAGTGCTGAGACTAACCAGTAGTCCTTATGCTGTTTATTCCAATACTGACTAAGCTTCCACTTAGAAATGTCCACTTTAAGGATTCTTATGATCTCCTCGGGACTTTTAGGTTCTGCAAAGGCAATACCTTTAATTTCTGCAGTACCATCCTCTAGATCTTCTTTGAACTCAATTACACGCTCTTTTTGCTGTGTGATGCTTTCTACAATCTGATCTTCTAACTCACCAACATAGTTATTTAAAATTGCATCATCGTCAACAAGATCCATCATTTTCTTACTCACAGCATCCTTCATCATTTCGTCCAAGTCATCTTGTACTAATGATTTTACATTGAGAATTTGTTGCTTAATAGCGCGGTATTTCTCCAGAGAAATCCCTATCTTTGCTGCGCAGAATGCATCACTCTTCTTTAACTTGAGTGAGTCATACACTTCATTGATTAAGTTCATAAGGACAAATTAATGGGTTAAGTTATACAATATTACTACTATTCTCTGATATAAAAAAATAAACCCCCAGACGTAGAAACGACGGGGGTTTTGTCAGGAAAACCAACAAACCTGACTTTGTCTATTTAGAATACTTTCTTGATCAAATCTTCAGCACTCCCCCAATATGGATTAGATGGCGATGTAGTCTTACTATAAATACTAAAGTGGGAAGTAAAGTGCTTACCATGATTAACATGGATAGCTGGATTCTTACACATCCACTGCTTTCTACCTGGATCAGGTTCAACTAGCACCCCACCCTTTTCAATAGCTTCTTTAAGAAGCTCTTCAAAATGAGCAATAGCTTCATGAAATATCATAGTCATTTGATGAAGAGGTTCATGATTAGCTGTACGCATTTGAAATCCCTGCTCACATATTCCTATGTAATTCATATTAGTCATAATCCCACTATCAAAATCTGGAAAGTCAAAATACCCATCTGGATACATCACATCATGCTCTAAGAAGCTGACATACTTATAGTTACCACTACTTCTAGCTATATATAAAAGCTGCAAAATCTGTATTACAATATTCAAATGACTACTACTTTTAGTCATTGCTTGCACCTCATAAAAAGGATTACCTGGAATAGGTTTCCAAACACAGGTGAGTATATCAGCTATACCACTAAATCTTTGTAAGTTTAGAGCAGCAGCTTGCACTGTCTTATCTACATTGTTATTAGTATAGTAAATACCAAGCTTATTAGTTTTAGAGTGTGGAAGAGTTAGAAATGATCCTTCTGGAAGTTTTTTAGAACCTGCATTATAAACAACTTCTAAGTATTTATACATACCTGGTGCAGTATCACCAAATACATCATTAGAAGCTTTGATTCTAAGCTCTCCATTTTTAACATGCGATCTAACTATATCAGTTACATCCACACCTCCATAAGTTGCTTTAATTATTTCCATGCGTGATACACTCCTATTCGGTCAGTATTTTCGTTAAATAATTGATACAGCTCTATATGCTTAAATCCCCATTTTTCAAGTTGGGATTCACAAATTCTTTTAGTCTCAGCATCGTGATATTCAACTGCAAATTGTCTAACACTTGAGGGTAAAGAATGAATATCTTCAAAGTACTTCTCAGCTCCTTCTATATCACACTTGATAATCTCAGGAGTGTGGTAGAGAAAATCTTCAAGATCTTTTTTGCTACTCACTGCTTTTGCATATGGTACAAATCTCTCATCCTCAATAGGTTCTTTATTAATATCCACACCTATTACCTTTGCAGCACCTTCATCTAAAAACCATTGAGCTGTAGATATAGATGAGTAGAACTTACCACATCCAAGATCTAATACAATCTTACCCTTTGGGTTTAAGAATGACCAGTGCTTTTTGGGTTCTTCGCTGTTAATTACTAAAGTAGACATGTTACCTCCTTGGTTTTAAGTATTTCCTGAACATAGTTTATAGAACAAAACTTATCACTATAAGTCTTATTAACTACATCATTATATGGTAATGAGTGTATATAAGCTCCTTTAAAGAATATTTCATGCGCACGATCATGCGTTACACCAGCATTGTGAAAGATTGGATGCTTATCCCATTCCTGAATACCTGATGTAGCCCAAGAAAATGATAAGTCACTAGTCACTTTAACTTGCTTACCACGTTTCCATAGTCCCCAAAGCAAACACCACATGTCTGCACACCAGATCTGTATCTCATGATGATTCGGATCTGCTGCTTTGTCTTCACGTATTATCTCATTAACTCTACTATACATCTCTTCCACCTGATGATACATCTCTTCCCAAAATGAAGCATCAATATCTTTTATAATATACTGAGCTCCCCCACTATCTTTCTCATTATCTATAACTACTTGAGGATCAATACCTACAATATTAGCCATAGTATTAAGATAACGCTCACCCTTGCTACGAATATAATTAGCTCCAATGTAACTAACTGTATCTGCAGCATAGCACGTATCACCTTCTGCAAGGTGTTGGAACCCAAACGGTTTACTTAAAATAATATCTGAATCGTGGTAAAATACCACTTCCTTAGCTAACTCAGGACGAGCTATCCAATGTTTCTGTAAAATATAAGGACGAATGCTAGGAATATACCCCTTTTTAGGACGGTCATCTTTATAAAAGAAAAAACATACATAGGGATATGTGTCAGCGAGTTTACTCCATATTTCTGGAATATTCCCGTAATGACCACATACTATATGTATGTCATTAGCATTTACACCATTTCGAATAAAATTGAGGATCATCACCTCAACTTGCCAAGCATAGTAGTCTATCGCTGGTTGTGCACAGACAAATTTCATAATATTGGTTTTCTACAAATATACTAAACTGTTAGAACTTATCCTCCAAGAGTAGTAGTTGTAGTGGTAAATCCACATGGGATTTGATATAGTATAGTAGCTTCATTTAAAACAACAGATCCTACAATAACGCAAGGCGTAAGAATAGTTTCTCCAGGACCCACTCCTGTAATTGATTCTAATCCACTTCCACAAAGAGTAGCTTTAGCAAATCCACCAGTTATACTAGTTATTGCATACTGAGCGCATGCTTGTGTTGTAGTGGTTGTTGTTGGAGCTAATGTAGTAGTACTTGTCGTACTTGTAGTGCTAGTACTTGTAGTAGTCGGAGGAGGGCAAGGAAATATTTCCTTTACTGTTGCATTAGTTAAAACTAACGTATTTGACCATATACATCCTGTATATATAGAAGCACCACTAGTGCTTATTGTTCCTCCTACAGGAACATTATAACAGGTTTGAGCTGCCCATGTAGCACCAGCAATAGTTGCTTGAACTCTATATTGTTGGCAAACGGGAGCAGCTGTAGTTGTAGTGGTTGTACTAGAAGTACTTGTAGTTGAAGTGGTAGATGTTGATGTAGTTGTAGAAGTGTTACATCCTGATCCTAAACCAAGCGCTAATATAAAATTATTATTATATGTAAGATCTTCATCACATACACAAATAAGAACAGTTGCACCAGCAGCTAATGAAACATTATTGAATCTTACACGAGAACAGTTAGTATAACTATATGTTTGAGTAACATTAGAAACATTCTTAAGACTATACGTTTCACAATCACAAGGTGCAAGTGTTGTAGTCGTCGTTGTAGATGTAGATGTGCTGGTAGTTGTAGTTGGACAAATACATGTAGTTGTAGTTGTCGTAGGTATAATCGTTGTAGTAATTATAACCGGAGCTTTTGTAGTCGTAGTTGTAGTAGTACAATTACGAGGTACGGGAAGCATACTTATAAAATGCAAAAGAATATCCTGAAGATTTTTACCTTCAGGAATAGCATAGCAACTATCTCCAGGATGTACAACACATATGTCTTTAGTTAAATCTGTACATACGTTCGCATCCTTACACGTTGTCGTCGTTGTAGTCGAAGACGTGGTAGTTGTCCCTGAACATATTGGACATGGTGGATCGCATGGTGTATAGCAATTACAAGACATAGTACTAGTTCAGATATTAGTCGTTACAACCACAAATTTCTTCTTTACCTGAAGGAAAAGCAAATATAGCTCCTCCTAGAAACTTCACTCCTTGCCCATTATGACAAAAAGAATAAGTTCCAGTTTCAATATATAATTGAGTGGGTTCAGAACCCTGACACGGGGTCCATTCAGCAACACCTACACCATTCACCAAATATTCGGTGTTATAACAAGGGGAAACACAAGGTATATTATTACTCATAATTTATAGTCTTATATATTAACAAGGACCTGATGAAACTACTGTTACACCGCCTGCAGTAACATTATATCCACTACCATCAGTACAAATTGTAAATTGTCCGTTAAAGGTTTGTGTTAACGGAGTACCTCCACAATCAAACCATTCAATAGATGCAGGACTACCGCCTGAGTCAAGAGTATATCCAAAACATAAACTTTCTACGGTAGTCGTAGTTGTAGTTATAGGTTCAATTGTTGTAGTAGATGTAGTTGTTGTAGGTTCTACCGTTGTACTGGTAGTTGTCGTAGTAGGTTCCGCAGTAGTAGTAGTAGTTGTTGTCGGTTCTAATGTTGTAGTTGAAGTAGATGTAGAAGTTGTAGTCGGAGGAGGTTCTGCGGTTGTAGTTGTTGTACTACTACTTGTTGTACTAGTTGTAGAAGATGTAGTTGTAGTAGTTGGAGCTATAGTTGTAGTTGTAGTAGTACTAGTAGATGTTGTGGTTGTTGGAGGAATCGTAGTTGTGGTTGTTGTAGATGAAGTAGTCGTAGAAGTTGATGTTGTTGTACTAGAAGTAGTAGTAGGTGTAGGACCTAGGTTAGTTGTAGTCGTAGTAGTAGGAACTATAGTGGTAGTAGTCGTTGTACCAGAAATAGTTGTTGTCGTAGTAGTTGCTGGAGCAATTGTTGTACTACTTGTTGTAGATGTAGTGGGTAAACTAGTTGTACTAGTAGTTGTAGTTGGTCCTCCAATTATAAACAGATCAATAGATGTAGTACATGTACCAGTAGATTGCACACGGATAATAGTAGTATTATCTGGAACTGTAACCGTATAAACTGCGGGTGCTTGTATTAAAGACTTTGGAATACCTGATGCAAACACAATAAAATTACCTGTTGCGTTTGATAGTAATCGAAAAGGACCTGTATTAGACCCTAATCCTGATAATGATATTGATACAGCAAATGGCATTTCACTATTATTTTATATGGTAGTTGTTGTAGTTGTCGGTACACATGCTGCTACATTAACAACTGTAATAGAAGATCCAGATGGGAATGCAACAGATCCTGTACAAGCACATACCGCTACTGTTTGTCCCGCTGGTACAGAAACAAATGCAGACTGAGCAGTTCCACAAGTATTATAAGTCACATACGCAGCTGTTGCACCTGTGTTAGTAAGATTATAAGTTCTACAAGTGGAACAATTAAGTGTAGTGGTTGTAGTTACAGGAATTGTAGTAGTTGTAGTCACATAAGGAGTGTTGGAACATACATTAACTGTAAACGCTCCGCCCACCTCACAATCGTTATATATTACTGTACCATTAGGTTTAGTAATTCTCACCCATATTTCGTGCTGGTGAGATACTGGAGTGTTATCACAAACAGCACTATATTTTGTTACAGCATGGTCTAGATTAAATGTAATATTTGAACTTCCACCATTTGCAGCAGCTATCTGAATAGCTTCTTCCATAGTAAGTGTAATAGAACTATACCTACTATGCTCAGAACCTTTCCATATACCTCCAGTTAACGGAGAAGGTGTATTTTTATAATCTTTACATATAACTGTACCGTATTCTGAAAGAGCCCCACAATCAGAATCATCATTATTCATACGAGCATCTCCAACATATTCACCAGCTAAATAAACTTCATGCAATGCACGATTACAGTTATGTGTAGCTATAGAAGATTCACAAGGATGTACATAACCAGAAGGTAAAAGTGAATAATCTTGATTAGTAGCTATATAAAGAAACTCAAGTTTTAATCCAAGTAGACATGCAATAGTTGGTGTAGCAGCAAATCCAGAACAGATTTCACAAGGATTATATGTAGTAGTGGTCGTATTACAGTTGGGATAAATATAATTATAAAGAATAGCAATCACCTGTGTAATTGTCATTCCGTTTGTGATACCAAAGCAAGGAAGGTTAGGTCCTGTGTAAAGCACACAATCCGTGGATGTTTCTTCATCACACTTAGGTCCTGCTGGACATGCTTCCGCAGGTTGTAAAAATTCTGGACACCATTTATCGTGCCATGGATTACCGCAGTTACAAGACATCTTAATTACTTTTAGTATTCAGTGTATTCACCGCACGTAGTTTCAGCATACGGTCTATAAATCTGTGTAGTAGGAAGAGCCATTCCCGAATTACCTGTTATAGTTAATTCTAACGCATCATAAAACTGCTCTGCTACTTTAAAGTATACAAATACAGCAGTTCTTTTATTATCACCTGGATCGTTAATCCCATAACGATTAATATACTTAAACTCAAATATTGGAGTTTGCCCATTCATATAGACATTTAACCCAGCAGGAGTTTGTGTTAAAAGAAGACCGTCTAAAGTATATGTAGTATCATTTACTTTAATGCTTGTGAACTTAGTAGACTCTTCATCATTTGGATGGTTATCATTTGCATCATCATCTATATTCATGTAGAATACACCACACTTGTAACCCGTAGGGTCAGGTAGGTTATCACATGAAGATGTAACACTAATAGAACCATCTAGGATCAATGAAGTAACACGTGCACCAGCTGGAAGAACAACGGTTTCACCTGGTTTTATAACAACAGACTGAGTTGCCATGCTTTATAGTTTATTTCAATTAAGGACTAATAATAGTAGTGGTGGTAGTAACAGGAACTGTTGTAGATGTAGTTGTTGGAACAGGAACTGTAATAACGCTAGCACCGCTTGTATCATAAATAAGTACAGCTGAAGAACCAGATGAACCGGTAGCTGTAATTTGACAATAATCACACCCGCTTGGATTTACCTGTACTGTTACACACTTAACGCATGTTGAAGATCCATCAGTAAGACATACATCTGATGTAATAGTCATACCCTGTGTAGGATCAATTGCTCCTGGGATTGACAATAGATAACCATTTTGAAGAACAGTGTTATCATCAAATACATCCTCTCTAAGCTTGATGTAGAAGTAGGACTGATGACCTGCACCATCTGTAATGTTAAACTTAGTACCATTAACAGTGTTACAATCCGCCCATCCAGTCGGAACATTACTCTTCGGTAAGAAGAATAGTGTCATTTCATCATCTGCAAGATTCAACTGAACATCAAAGTCAACTATGATATCATCACAAGTAACCTTGCAGCAGTTATCTTGAATAAGTTTAACCGCACTTCTAAGATCATTAATAGCCAACCACATCTTTTCCATAGACTGAGCAGCATTCGTAGAAGCTGTAGCCCATAAAATACTAGATGGATTAACTAAAGAATATTGAGGAAGAGTGGTGGGTTCTGCAGCAACAATGTCTGCAATATCAGGGTTAGGACCTATAAGTCCTTTAAATGCACAATAATTAGCTTCAATAGCTTCTATCGCCTCATCCATATCCTGAAGTCCAGGATTAATACAAGTGAGGGTAACTTGAGGAAGCGTCTCGTTCTCAAGAACAGTAACACGGGTATCTAGATTATCAATCTGATTTTGAAGATTAACATCCTCCTGCTGTAAAGCTGTAATCTGAGTTGCAAGATTACAAACTTCAATACCTATCTTCTTAACGTATTCTTGTAAGGGTAAGTCCTTAATTAAATCCCCGCTACTATCTGTGTACTGAAAGCATACCGCCATCCTAGTGATCATCTGATTAGTATCATCAGAAGGATTGAGATTATCAATAATCTCCTCTAGTGTACACACCTTATCAATCAGAAGTTGTAGAACAATGGAAAGCTTTTTATCGGGTTCTGGACAAGCAAGACACTGATCAATAAGACATTTTAGGTCAAGATCGCTCAAGTTTAGTAGATTCTGCAGCTCGCACACTTTCTTTGCAAGCTCGTACATAGACTCTGAAAGCGTTTGACCAGTGCACACATTGATGCAAATCAGGTCGGGACCGTTCCATATAATACAGTTAGATGATATTGGTGAACAGGTCTCCTTGTTTATATTAGATTTAATAGGAGGCATAATATACTGGGTATCAAGTTGTTACAAATAATGACAGTATTGGTGTAGAAACGCAAGTATACTCTACAATACAATATACAATTTTTAGAGGACATAAACAAAAAAACCACCCCAGGAATGAGGTGGTTTCTATAACTTGACAGAGTAGGGATTTAGATAGGTACTACTTTCCCATCTTCAGCTTTTACAAGCTTAAAGAGGGTAACATAGTTCTCTTCTGTCTCCAGTTTAGCTAGATCAGAAAGCAGGATGGGTTTATACTCCAATTCCTTTTCAGTCTGGAGAAGTTCGTTAAACTCCTTCTCAAACTGCTGGAAGTCTGGGTTAAACACCTTCTTAGCTACTTCTTTACCATCAGCATCGGTAGTCATTACAACATTACCATCAGCGTCTAGCTCGTCGATAACCATAGGGATGGATACACCACCCTTGTCATCTTCCTTACCAAACTTCTTGATAAGGTCATTCTTCAGTTCCTCTACAGAAGCTTTCTCAGCAGCTACCTTCTTACCCAGCTCGGTGAGCCAGTATTTGGTAACTAAAGGAAGTTTCTCGCGTAGGAGACCTACTGAAATAGTTTCACCTGTTGATTGGTTGGTGAGACCATTGAGTTCAGCATCTAGATTGTAGAACTCAAACAGTTTCAATGTAATTTTTTCCATGGATTTAAATAATTGTAGATTAATCTACTACGAATATACAAATGATATTCCAGACTATCTACACTGACATATTAACAGATGTGTAAAACTCTATCCGAGGTCAATAGGGGGAAGAACAACTTCACCATCTCTTCCATCAGATTGGATAGCTTTGTAAGTATCACTTCTATACAAGTTATATTCTTTCGGAGAAGATTTTTTACCATCCCCTTGTAAAAAAGCTAGAAGTGCATTATTATATGGTTCACTAAAGTTTCTTAATATAGTATACTCTAATGTTATTTGATTATAAGTTACAGCTTCTGAAAAACTTGTTTCAAATGCAGTTTCCCCAGTGAGTATAGCAAAATAAGTGACTCCTCCACCGAAAGGTAATTCATAAAAAAAATAAGATAGTGGATTCAGTATAGAACTAACACTAGGAAATATCTGATCAGGACGTAATTCCAAAGAAGTTAAAACACTTTCTCTTTTAGAATCATAAGTAGCTTCTGTAATAGATGTCCAGCTAGTAGCCTGATTAATAATAGCTGATGCTACGGAATAATTAATGATGGTCCCCATTGAAGCGGATGCAACAGAACTACCAAAAAAGGTATATTTGTCACCATCTTCAATCACCTTATAATCAGCTATAGCTGTAGGAGGACGTTTGAATACATAAGAAGGCATAAAATTTTATATTTAAAAGGTTAACAATAACAACAAGAAATTCCTAAATCTACGTAAAATCCAGACACTGTACCAACTTGAGCACAGAATATGTCTCCCACCAAAAGAATTCCGGACTGTGGAACGTTACAGCAGTCTGTCCATGTCATAAATGAAGTAGCAGTTGCTTGATGTTCAGTACAAACGTACGCACATGCACCAGTAGTTGTAGTGGTTGTAGGACCGCAAGTTACAACAGAATCTAACTGATTTCCATTTACAGTGTAACAAACACTACCATTAGATAGATATCCTGATATGGGAGGACTATACCCAGAGCAATTTGATTGCGAGTTTATAGAACAAAATGTACTAATTGTAGAACAACAGCTATAAAATGTAAATGTAAAAGGTCCTGCGCATGCTGTTGTACAATCTCCAGCAAACGCCCACCCTGTATGAAAATAACAAGGATTGCCTCCGCAACAGTTTATAGTGTGGTTATATCCATACCACTCACTTATAGATGCTGGGTTACCAGCACTCGGTCTAAGCGGACTACATTGATTAATAGCTACATATCCACCATTTTCAGCAGTGTCTAATGAAAGAGGAGCTTGAGAAGGTATTCCTAACTCAGTTCTTATTTGATTCATACTCAACGATCCAGATGTAGGAAGTGCCATATTAGTCTAGTCTAGCTTTTAGTTCATCAATCTGCTTCTGCTGCTCTTTAATAGCTTCAATTAGCACACCGACAATATTTCCGTAGGATACGTTATACATACCTGAATTATCTTGAGCTACCACTTCTGGAATCACCTCAAGTATCTCTTGTGCTATCACTCCCACCTTTCTACGTTTATCATCTGAGTCGGTGCGGTTATAGTATACACCTCTGAGGTTCAGCACTTTATCTAGAGCATCTTCTACTGTCTCAACATTTTCTTTAACACGAGCATCAGAGTATGCTGTTACGTCTCCCGCAACTGTCATATTACCTGACATATCAAGTTGCCATCTATTTGCTGCAGCACTCCATCCTCCAATTCTAAGAACACTGTCTGCATCAAGTCCCATATTTACAGCATACTGACCACCTTTATGGAATGAGAAAAACGCTGAGTTATTACTGTCAGAATATGCTTGAAGTGGAGGATTAGATAAACTACCACAATATCCTCCTAAATTACTTCGAAAATAATTAATACCAGTCCATGTATAAGTTCCTCCTGTAGCATTACTTACACTGTTTGTATTACCAGAGTTTGAAGCAAAACTTGCTGTACCTGCTGTTGTTGCATAGTTAACGTTCTGGGAACCAATATTACCAGAGGTGATCATCTCTACCCATCCTGATGTAGTGCTACCCCATTTACCTCTTAACCAATATCTATTTGCAGTGGCATCAGCAGCACCAACCATCATCCATCCATAAGCCGCACTACCATCTGAGTTAGCATAGTGTTGTCCAGATACAATACCTTGAGCGTGAATGTATCCACTACCTTGAGGGTGAGCTGTTCCTGTTCCCCATATATCCCATCCACTAAATCCTCCTCTCCAAGCATTATCCCAGTTTCCATAACTAGTCCCCCAACCATTTGTACCTGTCCAATAATTCTGATCACTAGTTTCAGCCTGTCTATTATGCCACCAACGAGGTTCGCCCCAACGTGCTCTCGTACCAGTTGTTATACTATTAAGTTCAGAAGTACCATTAGGATCTAAAAAGTAAGAACTATCGTTAGAGTCAGAAAATCTTACACCGTATATATAACCATCAGAACCAAAATACTTACTACTTATCCATGTATCTTCTTGTAAAACTCTACTATGATTTCCACCATAAGTATTTCTTCCTGAATATAAAGCTCCCCCAGACCAAAATATTTGCCAACCATATGAATTATTATGAAAACCTGACTCATTTGAGGCATTAGAAAGCATCACTACTACAGAACCATTACTTCCATTACCGAACTCTATTCCTCCCCATCCATTACGTGAACCAGTTATAATCCATGATCCATAAGTTCCGTTATTAGGATAAAAGTGAGCACTATTTTGAGCAGAATAAAGACCATGGAATCCAGGTAAATGAACCCAAGTATTAAATTGACCGTAGTTGCTACCACCTTGTTGAAGTTCAAAACCGTTTGCTAAACGTAATGTTGTAAATACAGATGTAGGAGAGTTAGCTGTAAAGTTTAAATAGGACCCATCCCAATACATTCCCCTTCTACCATTCCAATCATTGTTTGACGGTAATGACCAAAATCCATTATTTTCACCAGCAACATAAGCACCATCTATCAACATACCCATCTGACCAGCGTTTGGTAAGCCATTACCAAATACTATCTCACCACCACTAACAGCATATCCACCCCATCTTGAACCAGGCATATTTACGCCATACCAACCACCACCAATAGGAAGAGTGTAATTCGTGTAGTTAGCTGCTGTTAATACTAAATTACCATTAGCATATAAATCATTAACATTAAAATAAAAACTACCTCTATCGGTATATATATGAGCATAAGATCCATTTGCAGGACCTAGTTGAATATATCCTGTACTATTACTAAATCTTACCCCCCAATCACTATTACCAGACAATGTAGCTCCAGTAGTAGATGTACCAAATGTTATGGAGTTCATTACGGAAGTACTAGCAAAGTTTCCGTAGTATGCTGTATTGTCAGAGTCGTAGAATATAGGAGCACGCATATCTGTATTAGAGTAGATAGTTCCTCTAACATCAAGTGTATAAGCAGGGTTACCAGCTCCCCAGTTACCCCAATCACCTCCAATACCAACAGCATTATCAATAATACGCATGATGGTATTTCCATTGTATCCTGATATACCATTATGTGGGTTAAAGTCTGTGTTTCCATATCCAGAACTAGAAAAACCAAAGTCCATGAATGTACCTTGTCCATTACAACCAATAACCCACTGACGATTACTTAGACCATTAAATGCAAATTGAATTGTTGGACCATGTTGAGTATTGCTTGTTTCAGTATGATTTAAAGTTAAAACAGGATAAGCACCTGTCATGTATATTGTAGGACGAATATTGGTGTCTTGTAAAGTGTAAGGAGTAGATGATCCACCTACAATTAATCTATTACCAAAATTACCTCCTGTTCCACCTTGCACATATATATCTCTAGCAAATGAAGCGGCATAGTTAGATCCATTATAACCAATCCAACTAAAGACGTTATTACCAGTAGTATCGTTATGAAATCTTACATAAGAATCACCATTATTACCATTACTGTCAAGTCTAAGATTTATGTCATTAAATGAGTTAATAGACATACTATCAGAAAAACTCCCATTAACATCAGTAGAAGATATGCCATGATTAGAATATGTATTATAACTTCCATCCCAATCAAAAGACATGTAAGCAATCCTGTGTAAAGAACTTGACCATGTACCATATCTCTGCCAATAGCTATATCCATTTTCCAATTGAAACTGCCCACCAGTTCTTACATCGGCAGACATATAAACGTTTTTCCCATTGTATGACCTTATCCAGGTACTATCGTTCATGTGCCATCCACCACCATAAGTTTCAAAATATAATCCTGAAGTTCCAGATACTCTCACCCATCCACCATCTGCATAAATATCACCTCTTGCATGTATAAGATAGGAAGCAGAACTTGTGTTACCAAAGTTCCAGTAACCACTGCTGTTTACAAATGCAGATGCAGCACTACTATTACCTCTACCAAAATATAATTCTGAACCATCATACCAGTTAATATAAGTACCATATCCACTAGCAGCATCAATATGTAAATTTCCATTTGTTGTTGAAACAGAAGCAACGTCAGTATTATCTATATATCCCTGTCTACCATCCCCACCAACTAATAAGTACTTACCCCATGTAGGATTTGGTCCATGTAATGCTCCTCCTCTTACTCTTATGGCTGATTGTGATGTTGAATGAAAGTCTGCATAATAGGTGGTATCCTGAGAATCATAAAATATAGGAGCACGGAAAGAGCCACTTGCTATAGGATCTCCAGTAAAATTTATTGATCCATCTGTAGCAAAACTTGCTCTTGTAGTTGAAGATGTACCCGTCATAATACGTACACCTTTACTAGCTGTAGTTCTTTGAGCAAGTGTTAACCATCCTGCATCTGCTACAAGTGTTATACCTTCTGCAGTGTAAACATCGTTATCAGATGTACCTCTTATTAATAAATAACCTGCATCTTCTGCTGTTCCAGCTGATGTACTTTTTGAGAAATAAAATCCTGCATATCCATTTGAAGATGGTTGAAATCCTAAACTATAATTAGTTCTTGTACCTGAAGAAATACCCGTCCAAGGTACTGAACTTGCACTTGAAGCAGATCCTGCTGATCCAGTAATATTGATGCTCCATGTTCCTGATGCTCCTCCTCCAGTAAGGGTTGGAGAATAGGAATTATAGTTACCAGCATGTAATACTGTATTACTATTAACTGTTAAAGATGTAAAGTTGGTTTGAGAAGTTGTAGCTGAGTTACCAGCACTATCTGCATAACCAGCATTTATTTTGTACCATGACCCCCAACTACCTCCTTCACGTGTCCTAGTTGATAAATATCTATCAGAACCGTTATCTCTAGGAATAGCTAATTGTAAAGCATATGATGCATATGCATACTCATTACCAAGCCCTAATGTAAATCCATAAAATTGAGTTGATCCTGTTCCTGGACCATTAGTAGTACCCTGAACATAATAAACACCAAAATTAGGAATATTATTAAAGTTAGTATATGTACTATGGTTATTACCCATGTTATTGAATATCTGATTAACAGATATTCCACCTACAGTACTTGAATTAGTTGCAGAACCTGTAATAGAAATCCCCCAAGTTCCGCTTGCACCCCCACCTGTGAGTGTAGGACTGTATGAGTTATAGTTAGAAGTAGTAATAATACCTGTAATAGCTCCTGTATTACCATTCACTGACGTAACACCAGCATTATTAATTGTCACCGCCCCTGTAGCTCCAGAAATAGTAATTGCTGTTCCTGCTACAATAGATGTAACACCCGTATTTGTAATTGTAACTGCACCTGTTGCACCAGATACAGAAATACCTGTACCTGCTACATTAGAAGTTACACCTGTATTAGAAACGACTACCGCTCCTGTTGTAGGAGATACAGAAATACCAGATCCTGAACCCGTTACAGAAGATACACCAGCAGATATAGTCCAAGTTCTATCAACTGACAAATCTTGTGTTACACCATTAATAGTAATATTACGGGTATTGGGTACAGGTGTATATCCCAACGCAGTGGTCACCATACCAGAGGTGATACCTGTGATGTATGCACTACTATCTACAGATCCATCTGCTTTTAAGAATTGAGAAGATGTACCTCCACTTCTAACAAACGAACCCGCGGTGATGGAGTTTCCAACCGTTGCTAGGTTTAATACTGCTAGTTGATCTATTCTAAATGACATATATTACAGTAGACGTTTAAATGTGAATGTGTAAGTAGATGCTCCCGAATTATTACCATTACCTTTTATCTGAAGATAACTTCCTGCACCAGATGGTGTTGTTCTGGTACGAAGATATATATATCTATCATTATCGGCATGACCCATGTGGTGTAAAGCAATTTCATTAACATTGGTATTATTAGTAGATGATGCATACCAGTACATCATACCCGTATATGTAACTGTATATTGCCCCCCACTAACCCCAAAGTCATTAACATAACATGTTACTACATAAACACCATTATTTGTTAAATTAGAATTACTAACTCCTGTATCTTGCCAGCTAGTAGAAAGTGTTAAGCTAGCGTTATATGTAAAGTCTGCACTAGTAGCTGTAAGATAGTCTGTACCTGCAATCGCTGCTACTAATACACCACTACTATTAACCTTAAGCATTGAGGAGGTTACAGATGTTTGCTGTATAGCTCCAGATACTTGCAACTTAGCTAGTCCTGAATCTGTTGTACTTCCAATAACAAAGTTACCTGTCCCACTACCTGACAACTGAAAAGAATAAAATGTACTAGTATAAATATTAGTTCTACCTGTCTCTTGCCATATAGCAAACACTCCACCACTACCATTACCAATCGCTAAATGATTTCCACTATAACCAGTAGAACCCATCGATCCAATCTGTAAGTTATTAGCAGGGTTATTAGTACTTACACCAAAGTTACCAGCATTTATCCAGCTGTTTCCACTACCAGCAAATCTCGCAAACTCTGTTTGAGAACTAGTATGTTGAAGATGAAGTGTACCTGTACTACCACTATCATTATTAATCCAAAGATAAAAATCTTCCCAAGCTGTTCTTACAACAGTATTAGATCCACCAAATGTAATATGATCTGAATTTGCAGTCCATATATTTAATCTAGACTGGAAAGTTGTTGATGTAGGCGTTGTAGCATCAGCACCCCAGTTATTTCTATAAGCTCCATCAATTGTAATAGCTTTACCACCAGCTACACCAATTACATCTGAAGTGTAATATCCTGTAGATGATGTTGTTCCATAAAGAACGTTATTACCATTATCAAAAATCTGACTATTTCCAATAGTGCTAGACCCAGTCCATTTGGTAATATAATTAGTTGTACCAGTACCCGTAGTTGGATTAGATAGTGTAGATACACTACCATCAGCCATTAAGTATTGAGTGGATGTTCCACCAGTTTTTACAAAAGAAGTACCTCTTATTGAACCATTTACATCTAATTTATATCCTGCATCTGTCGTTGTTCCAATAAGTACAGTGCCATTAAAATGGTTTCTATCAGATGAACCAGCTTGATATACACCCCAGCGATTTGTAATTGCTACCCATGTATTATACTCAGTACTATCATTAAGAAGTAATCCGTAATAATTTGTAATTGTAGGAGTATTAGTTCCTACATAATATGGAGCCAACGCATGAAATGATGCGACATGAGAAACTGAACCACCAGTTTGCGCTGTTGAAAATGCTATACTTCCTGAAACAGCAGAATATGCTCTAAATCCTGTAGCTTGTGTCATTGTTACAGACACACTAGATACATTAAATCTTAATGTAGCAATACTACTAACTCCACCTACACCTACACTATTAGGAATAGTTACAGAACCATTAAAAATATTTTCATGTGCTCCAGTTAATGCTGTATATGCAAGACCAGAATAATAACCTGCTCCACCTGCTGTAGTTGTGGTAAGAGCACTTACAACACCTACTCTTTGTAAAGCATTAACCTGTGTATAAGCTTGCTGAACTGAAACACCACCAACAACTCTAAGTTTTTCTGTATACTCAGGACCTGTAGCATTTACACAAACTACAGAACCATCATCATATAATATACCTGTTCCAATTGCACTTGTACTAGTCCATCTTGCAACGTAGTTTAATGTACCAGTTCCTGTCACTGTATTAGCAGGAGCAGGAGCTGTATTAGTAACTGTAATACCACCTGTAGATGCTGAAACAGAAATTCCTGTACCAGCAGTTAGCGATGTTACACCAGTGTTAGTAATAGTCAGAGTACCAGATCCTGTAATCGGAGAACCAGATACACTAATTCCAGTACCTGCTGTAGCTGAAACTGATGTTACTGTACCTACGCTCCAGCTTCTATCAGCTGATAAATCATAGGCAGTTCCATTAATAGTAAGGGTACGAGACGTTGGTACGCCACCCAATCCACTAAGTGTATAGTTAGGAATGTTTAATGTAGCTCCTACAAATGTAGCAGCTCCACTAGACCCTGTAGTAGTTAATGTAATTGCGTTCTGCTTACTGTTAAACGTATTCCAATCTGTAGAAGATAAGAATCCACTAGCAGAACCTGATGCTTGCGTTATACCTACAGTTCCAGATCCAGTAATAGTACCCCCAGTAAGAGGACCGCTAAATGTAATAGAAGTGATAGTACCTACAGACCATGTGCGGTTAGCAGATAAGTCAAAACTTGTACCATTAATAGTTAATGTTGTACTAGTTGGTACACCACCGAGTCCTGATAATGTATAACTAGGAATATTTAAAGTTGCTCCTACCAGTGTTGCTGAACCTGATGATCCAGTGGTAGTGAGAGTAATAGCATTTTGCTTATTATTAAATGTATTCCAATCTGTAGAACTAAGAAAACCGCTTGTAGTAGTATTAGCTTGTGATATATTTATAATTGGAGTTACAGTTGCACTACCAGATATAAATAAAGGACCTGATGCAGCTACCGAAGTCACTGTACCGACAGACCATGAACGATCTGCTGATAAATCAAGCGCTGTACCATTTATTGTTAACGTTCTTGATGACGGAACACCACCTAATCCAGTTAATGTATATTGAGGTATGTTTAATACACCTGTTACATTACTGTATGTAGCTGCTCCGGAAGATCCGGTTGTCGTTAAACTAATTGCTTGACGAGCTCTAGCATTAGTATAATAGAGATTTGTACCTTCAGAAATATTAGTGGTAGTAAGAACAACAGCACCAGTTTGACCGTTTACAGATGTTACAGCATCAGTGTTATCCACCTTCTGCCACACTGTACCATCAAACAAAATCCAGTCTCCAACTTGCCATCCAGTATTACCATCAATTGTAGTGTTACCAGCTACATTTACTATATAGAAATATCCAAGTGATCCTACACCTGATGTAATTGTTGGAGTGTTAGTGTTTGCATTCCATGTACCTTGGAATTGTAGACCCCCAGAAAGTGCATTTATCTGACCCTGCACCTTACCAAAAGCTTGTAGAATACTATCTGTAGAAGCAATTGCTCCACTAGTTACAGAAAGTCCTGTCAACACCTTACCTATTACAGCAGAGTTAGTAAGTGTTACAGAAGCTGATCCAGGACCAGATGCTGTAGCTTCACCAGTAAGAGCAGTAATATAGTTACCCTGCGCTTGATACTGAGGTATATTTAATACATTAGAAACCAGTGTAGCTGGTCCTGAAGTACCCGTAGTAGTCAGGGATGTAATTCGATTGTTATATGCTGTATCCCAGTTAGTCTGAGAAGCATTTGTTGGAAGTGAATATCCAGAAGCAAAACTTAAAGCAATTGTACCTGAACTAGTTACAGGAGAGTTAGCAACACTAAACCCTGTAGGTGCTGTTAAACCAACAGATGTAACAGTTCCAACGTTCCAAGTTCTATTTGCTGATAAATTAAAAGATGTACCGTTAATTGTAAGCGTGGTAGATGTTGGAGTGTATGTAGTTGTATCAATTACAAGTAGACCATTACCACCTGATGTTTTAACAAATCCATTAGTAGTATACCCCATTAACTCAATAGTAAGATCACTATTTAAAGTCATGGTATAGTTACCACCATTCACCTCAAACTTAATTTCCCCACCTACGTTATAGTTAGCAAGTGTAACACGGTTGTCAGGAAGATCATAGTATAAAACCCCACTACCTGCTCCCATATTAGCTAAATAAAGAGAAGGAACGGTGGGAGGACTAGCAAATGTTTTTGCACCCCCGATAGTCTGTGTACCAGGTGTAATAAATCCTCTATTAACCTGATCTGCATCTGGGATATTAAATGTATGTACAGTACCTGCACTTACAATATTGAAGTCAGTACCTGTTGTTCCTACAGCAAACGTCTGATCGTTAGAAAGAGCTAATCCATTAATCGTACGTGTATTAGGAACACCTCCTAACCCTGAAATAGTATATGTGGGAATATTAAGAGTATTCCCAACTAATGTAGAAGATCCGCTTGATCCACTAGTAGTTAGAGTAATTTGTCCTTGATAAACAGGAATATTTAAAATTCCAGTTAATGGAGTGTATACAGCAGATCCTGTTGTCCCAGATGTAGTAAGACTAATTGCATTACGCGCGCGAGTGTCCGTGTAATACAAGTTAGTTCCTTCAGCAAGATTTGTAGTTGTAAATGGTTGCAACGTAACCGTTGCTGTTAATGTACCTAAATCTTGTTGGGTGAGTGTCAATACTCCACTGCTTGTATTATAACTAAAAGCAGTGATCATATTGTTATAGGCATCCGTCCATGTAGCCTGAGTTGCATTACTGGGTAAAGAATACCCTGATGCAAATGCTAATGCTAAAGTTCCAGAAGTTGTTACAGGATTACCGCTTATCGCAAATCCTGTTGGAACACTCATATCTACCGAGGTTACTGTTCCAACATTCCAGGTTCTATTAGCAGAAAGATCATAACCAGTTCCATTGATTGTCAGAGTTCTACTAATAGGAACATATCCAGATAGAGCAAGACTATAATCAGGAATATTTAATGTATTTCCTACAAACGTTGAAGCACCTCCGCTACCAACAGTTGTTAAACTAATCTGTCCTTGGTAAACTGGAATATTAAATACACCTGTTAATGGTGTATACGTAGAAGCACCAGTTGTTCCTGTAGTTGTTAAACTTACTGAATTTCTAGCTCTAGTGTCTGTATAATATAGATTAGCACCTTCTGCAAGATTAGTTGTAGTAAAAGGTTGTAATGTTATAGTTGTACCAAGTGTGCCAAAATCCTGCTGTGTTAATGTAATATCTCCTGTAGAAGTGTTATAGGAGATTGCAGCGACCATGTTATTATATGCACTGTTCCAGTTAGCTTGTGCAGCTGTTGTAGGAATACTATAACCAACAGTAAGAGACACCGCTAATGTACCCGATCCCGTAATCGGATTACCACTGATGCTAAGACCAGTTGGTACAGACATATCTACACTAGTAACAGTACCCACGGACCAAGAACGATTCGCAGATAAGTCTTGAGTGTTTCCATTAATAGTTATAGTTCTAGTTAAAGGAACACCTCCAAGTCCAGCTAATGTATAAGTAGGAATGTTTAGTCCATTTCCTATTAGAGTGGAAGGACCACTATTTCCTATTACAGTGAGAGTTAGAGCACCTTGAGCACCAATATCAGAAAGCACTTCTGCTCCTGTACGGTACTTAACTACTAATCCATCCTGTACTAGGAATTTGTCTGTATCGACGTTAGCATTAGGGGTCGTATTCAGTGTAACGCTACCATCGACAATTAGACCAGATTTGGCAAATATGTCGGTTACAAACTTCATTATTACTGTTCTTTAACAAGTACACGATAATTTCCTATTAGTGATGCTGCTACTGAAGCATCCCATGCGAACGTAAGATTTACATCGTTCACTCCTACACGCACAACATCACAGAGAACAGTTTCTCCGGTGGACTCTCTATATACTTCCACCTGTACGTCCAGGTTATTTAAATTATGTGTAACTGTATATGTACCAGCTGCGGTAACGTTAATGGTGGCTTTATAACCACCAGCAAATGTTGCTAAATATGTTGCAAGTTTTAAAGGTGTAACGATAGTGCTATCGTCAGTTCCTGTATTAACTTCTGTCTGTGTTGCAATCTCAGCTATACCCGTACGAGTTTCTGTTGCTGTACGTCCTGCTAATTTAAGAGGTGTAACTGCTGTTAAGTCATCTACACCAGCATTTGTAAGAGCTGTTGTTGCAAGTTTAATTACACCAAGTGTAGTTTCTGTAGCTTGATCACGATTAACTTCTAGCGCAATCCAGTCATTTGGGTTGGTAGTAGAAGCACCGTTTATTTCTGCTATAATTACATCCCCTACATTAAAGGTTAATCCGTATGTCGTACCTGCTACAGTGACATACCAGTAGTCACCAGCCATTGTACCACCAGGTGCAGAAGGAAACACTCCACTGGAAGCGTCCCATCCACCCTGTAGAATACCAATACCTGCTATTGCGTTATCTACGTATGTTTTAATTGCAAGTGCTGTACCAAGATTAGTGTTAGATGCACCAGTAGAAATATCTGTAAGAACATCAAACTCTGCTACGTTAGCAGTTGCTCCTGTAAGGTTAGCAAGCACCTTCATCGCACCCACCTGCTGAATCTTAGCATAAGTGACTGCGTTTGCATTAATCTTAATTGTAGTTACAGCATCGTTTGCTAGCTTTGATGTACTAACACCAAGATCTTTAATTCTAAGATTATCTGTTAAAGCATCAACTTCAATGGTAACATTATCTACATTTGCATCAACTGTAACAACATCACCAACAGTTGTTGTAGAAATACCTGCTCCTCCTATTACATCGCGAATATCTCCCGACATATCTATCCAGGATGAACCATCCCAGAAGTATACGCGGAAGTCTGTTGTATCATAATAAATCTGACCTGGAACCGGAGAACCAGGTGCTGAAGGTAGGTTTTGCAACGCTACGTTAAGTATCTGGTTTTTCGTTAGGTCAAGACTGGTTAAGACTTTCTTTGACATGACGAATATTTTATTAATTTATATATGCTTGTCCTGAAAACGGTGCTGTAAACTTCACTTGTAAGTTATTAGCATCGATGTATACTACTTCTCCTATCACTTCCTCATATGCACTATCCACTACAGAAACAGCAGGATACTTGTTAAGATTATGTACTACATTCCATATTGCTGCTGGAGCAAGTTGATCATGTATGTACGCGCGCTCGTACGTGTACGTGATGGGAACTGCATTGAGCTTACTCAATGTTATCATTGCTTGCTCAGGGTTAATCGGATTAACCGTTATTCCTGTAATGATGTTATCATATGCAGCCTGCAACTGAATCAGTTGTGCTGGCGTAAGTCCAACCTGCACCCACTGATTACCATCCCATACAAAGAACGTATCTAGTGTAATATCATAAACTAATATACCCTCATCACCTGAGTTATAACTATTACCATAAGCAGTTCTTTCTGCTGTTGTAACCGGTTGCATTCTCGCATTGAGAAGCTGGTTAGTAGTCAGATCAATATTATGGAAATATAGTTTATTTTCTGCCATTACGATAAGTATGCGGTTCCAGTAACAGGTTGAGAGAATGTAATAGTAAGTTGATTAACAGTATCATGTGTAATGACACCTTCCATATCCACACCAAGCGCGTTTTCGGTACGAACAACGGGATTATATCCAAGATTATGTTTAATAACCCAGTTAGTAGAAGGTATAGACTGTACGTGAGCATAGTTATCAGGTCTACTAGTCACTTTAAGTTTAATCTCACAACCACCCATATTAACGTGAATGAGTCCATCTGTACCCTCTACAGGTATTTCAAGAATACCAGAAGATGGTAACACAATAGACCCATCTGCAAAACCAATGTTTACATCACAAGGAACTCCTGCAATAAGTTGCCAGTCTAGCATCTGCTTTCTAATAGTAGCAGACACAAAGTCTTTCAATGGTGCGCAAGTTTTAACCCCAAATCTTTTATTTAAGAAATGAGCATAAACATTAGACGCAAATTGAGAGTTAACTTTCTTTGCATCTTTAGTATAGTTATTTGGGGCTGGACATGTACACGTCTCCGTATTACTATAAACTGCAGGACAATTTGGTGATGAGCATGACATTTAGTTATCGTTTTTGAGTGGTTGCTGCTTTCTTCTCAGCTAGCTTCTTTTCATAAAGAGCTTGACAATTGGTGCAGATAGATTTACCATCTGACGCTGTTCTACGCTGACATCCACATGTAATGTTAGCGTTACAGTTTGGACATACTGCTGCGGACATAGTTGGTTTTATTTTAGGTTAACAAGATGCTGAACAACATGCAATCGCAAATTTATCTAATTGCGACTTAGCATAATTATAAACTTGCATTCCTTTTTGTAATTCATGACAATACTCCACTTCTGACTTAGCTGAATCTAGGTACATTTTAATTATACTAAGTTCTTCCAGCTTGTCTTTCACCTCTTCTGAAGGGTCACATCCCGACATATCAAGATCACAAAGAACCTGGTAGTATTTATTCATGAATGCTGTAGTTCTCAAGAACGCATATTCTACATACACCTTATCATTAGGACTAACTGAGTAACGAATCTTCCATATTCCATCAGGAAGATCTGATGCTGTTTCTCCACATCCGACTGTTTGAAGACCAAGACTGCATGCATTTAAAACCAGATTAAAATTCTGGGTAACATCAAACTGTTTTACGATGTTAAATCCAGGAGCTTGAATCTCCAGAAGACCACAAGTAACAGGAAAATCTGCATAGACGCTCGCATCTGCGATACGTAGAGTGGTGAGATTTGCAGTCTCAAATATATCTAAACCTAATATGTGTCTCATAATCAATGGTTTACACTTTAAAAGTGTATGGTCGGATTGAGCATACTACTCAATAATAATATACCAAAAAAATAGCACTTTAGCAAATAAAAAAGGGTGAGGAAAAATCCCCACCCTTTTATTATCATTGCTGATAACTATTAACCAGCAGTAGTAGTAGTGCTAGTAGTTGGAGCAGCGGTAGTAGTAGTTGTTGTAGCAGCTACACAATTGTTCTTGAAAGCAACACCAGGAGCTAAATTAGCACACTGAACAGCGTTTGTACCTTCAATCTCAACACCATTTCCAGCGCAGTTCAGAATATCTTGAAGACGATTCAAGAACAGAATTGCGTTAGTTCCTTTAGGAACATAGAAAGTCAACAGATACTGATCGTTGTCGAAAGTACCAGTTGGGTTGTTAAAACGGGGTACGCTGTGAAGAATGTTGATAGAATCCCACAAAGTGTTACGATCGAAATTCTTGATCGCAGGATCAGTTTCGATCTCACGCATACGCAGACTATCTACGTATTTGTTATCAGGGAAAGAATTCTGGAGATAACGAGTGAACATGATCAAATCACGAACCACAGTTTCACCAGTACCCTGAGCTTGTAGACCTTCTACCAATTCAGTTGCGCTAAATCCTTTCCAAGTCCAGTTTGTATCACCATTAGGACCAGTACGTTCAACGCAAGCTTCTCCGCTCATATCTACCAAAGAGGTAAGAATACGAAGAGGTTGCAGTTCGTAATGATCAGTAGGAGTGAAAGTACAGTTACCGAACTTAGTGTCCACATAAGCAACAATCAGTTGCAAATCAGAGCTAGAAGCAGCATCAGCTACAGGATCAAATGCAGCATGCACAGGACCAGCAAGATAAGCATCCAAAGCAGCAATAAATGCAACGATGTCAGCTTGAGTAGTACCAGCTTGTGTAGCAATAGTTGTTCCTTCGTAGTCTTTTACCACTAACTTAACGAAGTCAGGAAGAATAGGACGCTCCAGAATTTGCTTAGCCCAGTTGATTGTTACAACTGTAGGGTCAACAAGAGTTCCAGTGCAACCTGCAGAGCAATCATCATTGCAACATCCTGTAAACGCATCAACTGTGCGATAGATGTTGTGAGACAAAAGACGTAATGCAGGAGATCCTTTCAGATCCAGACGGAGATAATAAGTCTGTCCACACTCAGCACCAGAAGCAGTAATTTCCATTACTTGATTCTGAGCGTTTTCACCACAAGCAGTCCACACTTTAGTGATGTACTTGGGGTTAATAACTTTAGATTTTACAGACTCTTTGTATCCACCATGAAACGGTCCAATCTTGTCAGAGGTAAAATAGCTACCCTGAGCAATGATGAAAGGTTTAGAGGATACAGATGTGATAGCTTGGAAAGTCTTCGCGTCGAAAAGACCCAGCTGACCTGCTGTGAGATCAGCTGTGCTACCAGAACTAGCAAGAGGAAGTGCTCCACCTGTTACTGCAGGAAGAAACGCTTTCTTAAACGCATGATTAAAATACGCCATGTTGTTAACATTTAAGGATTAAAAATAAAAAATAATTAGCTTAAAAATAATAGTTTATACTTAGTTGAATCAATTAGACTTTTAACTTCATCTAGTTGATTTACAATTTCACTGAAAGGCATGATCTTTTGTAAACCATCCACCTTTCCAGTAAGATCTCTGAGCATTTGTACTGCTGAATCAACGCTATCCAAACTTACTGGATACATTGGAGGAATATCTAGAAGAGACTCACGAGCTCCCTGATATTGTTCAGCAATACTATCTGCATGACCCTGAATTGCTTCATAGAAGTCACCGATTGCTTTATGAGCAGCATATGAACCAGGACCCGTAACTTTTAAATGTAGTCGGTGCATTGATGTACCAGCACTCATTAAATCTGCTACTAATCGACCAGTTTCAGCACAAGGTGTTTTCATCACCGGAGCTTGAGACTTTACTGGTTGACTAGCCAATTGTCGCAAAGGTCTTTGTAGCATATCCATTTAGTTATGTGTTTCTAGTAGCATTCTGTATTTCACGTTGATACTGGTTAAAACTCTCAATATCACCCGCTAATATAGCTGCTGCTTCGTCTATAATAATTTCAGTTACGTCATCTCTAAATTCACACTCTACATTTCCTGATGGAAGACCTGTAGAAGGATCTATACAACCATCGAAGGATATATCTAGAGGTTTTTTATAATAGTGAAGAATTGCTTTTGTAATAGCAAACTTATTATTGGTATAAATAGAAAACCTATTATCATGCATTGTAGCAAATGTCTCAGCCCAATCAAAATCAGGTCCTTTTAAAACATCGGTAAGAAGAACATCTACGTTAGCTTCTTCTGCCATATACACTGTAATTTCTCTATTCGTACAGGGTTCTTTATCCGCAAAACTTGTTAAGCGAATAAAGTGGGCATAGTCACTTGGTGTAGGTAGAGTGTCAAAGTACATCTTCTTATTAGTACCTAGAAGTTCTACTGATCTAACAAACTTTTGCAGATCATCTATGGATACCATAGACTGTTCTGGAGACTCTTGACGCTGATTGAATCCGTGCACTTGTCTACGGAACCACTCGCGCTGAGCTTTATTAAACGCTTCTGCAATCTGCCAACACTCGATATTATCATAATCAAAGCTAGCAAGCTTATTTAAGCGTTCATAAATCTTTACTCTTACAAGATTGTTATTCATTATTTATTCCAAGTTTTTTCCACTTTACCTTGAACATCTATAAGCACTTGCTCATTTAGAGGGTTCTTTAGATATTCAACTACATCGCTAGGAGTTTTTCCTAACATAGTCCCAGACTGCATGTGATAGATGAATCCATCCCCACGTGGTGCTACAATTTTATGATAGGTGGCATCTTTAACCATTGCTCTGAGTTTCAGAGTTTCCATGTCAAGATCAACCACTTCTAAGAAACGCTCAGCAGTCTTTTTCTTATTAGTTTCAACTGTTTCTCCGTTGATATACTTATCCATGTTATCATATATGATATCATTCGGTGTGGACTTTTTATACTGTGTAGAGTTAATATCCACCACCTTAGCAACGTAGAACAATTTGTTCGTATTCTTATCAAAGAGCTTCTGCAATTCTGCAAGAGCTTTGTTACGCAACTTCTTCACCTCTGTTTTAGTCGATACGGTCTCTTCAAGTTTATCGAGGTAGAACTTTGGTGGTGTGGGCATCCTACGAGCTTCTTCAAAAGACTTAGCTACGATAGAGAATCCACCTGCTTCAATTGCGTAAAGTTTTATTAGATCGTAAGGATCTTTGTCAGGTTCTAAGAACACAGGTTCATTACCACAGACAATTTTAATCCTACTCCAAAAATCATCGTTATCAGGTTTTAACAACTTCACTTTGTTCCAGAAGTTTTCATCTTTAGGATCAACAATGTTAGCTGCTAGTTCTTTCTCCAACTGAGAAACTACCATCCTAATTTGTCTAATCTTAGCTTCAGCTTCATCAGGAGGAAGTTGCTTGATGTCTGGAGAGAACTCATTTAGTCCTGTCAAATAACGTTTAATACCGTTAATTTCTAGACATGCAAGTTGTTCTTCGTGAAACGCACCGTCAAAGAGCGAGAGTCCGTATTTCTCAAGTCCCATGTTCGACATACTAGGATCGAAGAATGGACGAATAGCAATACTAGACTTTTTGTTTTGTGGATACTTCTCCACCATGGTTACAGTACTCATGTTTGGTTTTTTGGTTTTATAAATAGGTCCGGACTCTCGTCTCGAACGGGTTAATCTAAAAGTTCAGAGATCCAACTTCTCTTAGTAAGATCTTCTGGGTTCTTCTCTGCACGCATCATACCTCTTGCAATTTCTCCTTCTGTAAGTAGGATGCATTGAGCTACTCCACGTGCATTCTTTACCCATACAGCTACGAAAGAATCGCGTTCACCAGTGTGACCCTTTTTATTAGTGTTCTTCACACTAACCAGTCTACCCAAGCGAGTGTATTCTTCCATCGCTATAACTATTTAATTGAACCTGTTGAGAGTTGCAAGCTCTCCATTTGATCAGAACGGTTTGCGTACAACAGGTGATCTGTAGATACTATCTACAGAGAGGGATCTTTTACAATTGTATCAGAGGAGCGGGGGAACACACACCCCCGCTCGTGATACATATATATTAGAATGAACCACCGGTGATCGGGTTGCGCATCACAATCTTCAACACCTTGGTTGGGTCTTTAACCCAAATAGCAGGCATTGTCTGACTCATGAATACACGGTAACCGTTGAACTGTCCAGAAGACTGGAATCCGTTCGTACGACCCATATAGTCCATAGTACCATTCTGATACCACCACTTCAATTGATTATCCCAGCTGAGTTTCAGCAAGAAGATGTTATCATTTGTATTATCAGTGATATCGAAAATGATAAAGTTGTAAGAAGAAAGAGGGAAACCATCGATGATTGGGTTCTCGATATCGTTAGTATGTACGTTATCGAACGCAGGGTTCAGTACAAACTTAACGTTAGCGAGGAACGGAATCACATAGCTAGTGTAAGCGAATCCGAAGTTCAGATCCATACCCTTACCAGTGATTGCTCCAACATCAGTAGCATTGATTACAAGACCGCTATTGATAGCTTCTTTCTTGATAGCTTCGTTAACAAGACGCATACCACCCATACCAGTTTGTACAACCAGTGAACGCTGAGGATCAGGTCCTTTGAACTCCACACGACCATTGAAGAAGTTGAAGATCTCAGACTTGAACAGGTCAAGATTGAAACTAGTTTTGTTGTAAATACGCTTGTAAGAGTTGTCAAGCTGCTTCCAAAGACCCACAGACAGACGTACATCATCTGGACCATCTTGCTTAACACGACCACCATGTCCCCACATCAAGTAGGTTTCGATGTCAGTTGCAATCTTAGTCAAGTGAGCTGATTCAAGAGCAGTCAAGAAAGTACGAGTTAACGTACCGCTCTGCATAGCTTTTTTAACAGCTTCCTTACCGAATTTAGCTGCAAGACCTTCCAAGTTAGTGATAGAAGGGTCAGTCAAATTCTTGTCGAAGTTACGCCAGATTTCCACTACAGGTACAGAACCATCGTTCTTCAAACCACCTTTCAACATAAGATCAGCGCGAGAAGAAACAGAGTAGTGTACGTGAGCTTCTGCACCACCTACGTAGTTGTAGAACTCACGGAAACCAGCACCATATGCTCCGATATCAGAGAAACGCTCACCGTATTCACCGCGAGCAGAACCTTTACGGAAGAATTTAGTACCAGGCTTCAGATAGGGAGAGTTACCAGCCAAGAACTTAGTGCTATCATTGTTTACAAGTTGTACTGTGTAGATAACACCGTCAGCTACAGGGAGGATATCCTCAGTAGGAACGATGTACAATTCCACACCATTGTACTTGTCGTAAGTGATGATGTCACCGTGTCCGAAAATACGACGGTTCAATTTGATCTTGAAGGTTGTACCATCAATACCCAATTGAGCTTCAGCATCTTCAACATTCTCTACAATGTAGGGAAGGTCTTGAGACACAGGAACTTGCCATTTGTACTCACCACGAGCGTTATTAACCTCGATTACATTCTTTCCACCAAAAGAGGACATTTGATACAGAGGCATTTCTACCTTCTGCGCCATAGCCCACAGATCCACTGGACCCAAGTCCATAGGTTCTGCAGTCTTCATCATGTTCACCAGGTGGTAAGAATCTACGTGTGAGCTTGCGCCCGAATAACTGGTATCACGTAGAAATATACCATTGTTTAAAACTGGAGTTGCCATAGTAAATGATTGTTTAAATTAATAATATAACTATCGTTTAAATATATTCGTATTTCTAGGAATCTTACGTTGTTGAGATTGAGGTTCAGCAGGTTCTTCAGAAGAACTAGCGAGCTTACGGGCTTGCTCAGTCTTCAATTGTCTTACAGTATTTTCTACAGCTTGGTTCTTACCCTGCTTTACTAATGTTTGTCTATAGGAGTCTGGATCAGAGAGCAACCACAACGCTTCAGCAATAAGAGGATAATTTGGCTCTACATACTGATACTTCTCAAGCAGATGTCCCAACAGATTTGTTGGTCTACCGCTAATTGAAGGGTATTGAGGTTGAACTAGACCGGTATAAAGAGTCGCTTGTGTTTTACGATCAAGTTTAAGTCCGTTAACTTCCGCAGACTTCAAAGCTTCATATACATTCTCTATATATGCATTAGCAGCTTCCTGCTGTTGCGCTTTCATCTGTTCCTGACGAGCAAGCTGTTCTTGTACCACCTGTTCTTGCATTGCATCAAGCTTTGGTTTGAATTTCATTGCTTGTTGCTCCAACTTTCCTAGGTCTTTCCATGTAGAAATTTCTTCTGAAATCTCTTCATCATTACCGAATCCAGTTGCACGCAAATAGGATCGAACTATAAACTCCTGATCGTTAGGATCTTGCGGACTCATTTCACGGAATTCTTCCACTTGAGCAAGTGCTTGGAAAAGACCTTTAAGATCTTGACCACCATCCGCTACATATTTTGCAGCGTATTGCAACTCTTCTGGAAGACTCTCAAAGAACTGTTGAGGTGTTTCTTGTCTCACCTTCTTTTCCCTTTCCTGGAAGTTTGCTTCTAAAAGCTCCTTCCAGTCTTTTACGGAGTAATCCTCCATCGGTTTGTCATCGTCAAAGGGTACGATGAGACCTTCGTCTATTAACTTTGACATTGTATCCACCAGACCAGACTTGTCAATCTTAGGACGACCACCTGTAGATTTTTGATCATCTACGTTGTCTTCTTCTGGTTTCAGGATGTCTTCAAGTGTTTCACGTGAAACATCCTCTTTCTTCTCTTCCTCACCTTCTTTCTTCTCCTCAGTTGAAGTTTCTTCAGATGTAGATTCTTCTTTACTAGGATCTAGAAAACTTAAGTCTACCGAGGGACTAGTAAAAACACTTGGTTTCTTACTAGGAGCGGGTGGTGTATCTGGTGTCACTACACTAGATGCATCTGGTGCACCCGCGAATAGAGAATCAATGTCAAGATCTACTTGTTGCACATTAGTCTGTGCAGCAGCACTTTGTGTACTCATGTTGGTTGTTTTTAGTCTACAATATAATATACGGAATTATATCCGTAAATCTTAAAAATGTAGACGGAAATACAGCAATTTGTGCAGTATACAGCTATAGTTAAACCTACTCCTGCTTATTAAGCAAGAGTCAGGTTCAACTTACCAGCTGCCCATACAAAAGCTGCTTCGTTGATAGTTCCAGCTTCACTCTCATCCCAATTAATATAGTCTTGACCAGTCATAACTATATTACCCTGTGCCACTTGCTGAATAATTGTTGAAGGACCAGGAGGAATAGGACCTGGAGGAACAGGACCAGGATTTTCACTAGTTGTGGTAGTGGTTGTAGGAACAGGAGTTTCTACTACCAAAGCGTAGAAGAAAGTCGCACTATCCTTTAAATTGTCATTAATAACGTACAAGTTAAGACGGTTTGCTTCCATTTCTACACCGTTAAACCACACTTGTACAGGTTGAATAGCTCTCATGATTGTTTGTTTATATAAGGGGTTAAATAATTATTTTAGTTTCCAACTTGATTCACTGTAACAATAAGTCCAGGAATAGCAGGTATAGAACCATTAGCAGGTTCAGATTTTATATAAAGACCATTATCAACATTACTATCAATTCTCCACTTTAATTGAACATACTCATTAGCAGTAGTTGTTTCAAAAAACCAGTTCCATGCTGCTACTATGTATACAGAGTTTGCTGGAAAACTAATCTGTGTAGCGCTCTGAGGAACAGCAGTTCCATTCTGAGCTAACCAAATGTGCGCGTGTGTTGCACTATTACCACTATCTTTTAGCATCTGAGCACTAAACATAATGTTATAAACACCAGGATTAGCAATAGTAATTCGATTACCAGAAACAACAGATACACCATTATTCCAAGGATCAGTAGCATTAAGACCCATTGTAAGTACTGCTCCTGATAAACCTGTTTGATTAGTGGTATCATAAAAGCTACCACTCCATCCTACACCATTTAATCCTGGAACTCCCTGTGGACCAGCGGGACCTTGTGGACCAGGAGGTCCTGGTGTCGGGTTATCAATAAGTTCTTGAATCTGACAACATAATTGCTTGACCTTCTTGGTTAACCAATCTATAGAACTATATATATCCATTATAGTAAGTTTTATTTCTTCTTCTTATTCTTTTGCTCTACATCGTATTTATTCTTATTAACGCGTGCAATCTCTAGTTCTTTATCTGCTACACGTTCTCTAGCTGCAATCTCTTGCTGTTTAATACTGTAGTCTTCTCTAGCTAGATTCATACGATTCACTTCTTTTTCACGTTCCAGACCCATACGCTCGCGATATTCATCCTGCTTACGAATCTGCTCCATTGCGTCACGGTAGTCGGACTGCTCGTTTTTATTGATATCAACCATTGACCCATAACCTGCTGCACGGATTTGAGTTTCAATAATACGAGCTTGACGATCCTTATCATTCTCAGAAGCTTCAAACTCCATTTTCATACGCTGCTCATCAGCACGAGCTTGCAACATTTGCTCTTGCATAGCTTGTTCTTGTTGAGCTTGCTGTTCACGAGCAATATTTTGCTTCTCTTCAGCAGTTTTAAGAACACGAGAAAGCTCTGCAACCGACTCGCTCTTAATGATATTTCCAAGATCATAAATAGAAGCACCTGCTGTATTATTAGTAAGTGCTAACTGCTTAAGTTGTTCAAGAACAAAACGGTGATTGCTCTTTGTTGTAGAGAATACATTAAGATCACGGAGTAAAAGATCTGTTCCATTAATCTGGAAATTCACTTTATCTTCCGTAGTTGTAAGATATTGTAATCTTAATGAAGGTCTATTAGACTGATAATACTGTGCAAGATCTGTACGCATTTGATGTACACGTGGCATCAGATAGTCTGAATGCTGTGTAAAATACTGCTCAGTTTGAGCATAAGATGCAGCTACAGATTGCTGTATTCCAGTGGCAGTCTCTTGTGCTACAGGTGTACCCATACGCTGAGCAGAAACACCAATAGATTCAAATGCTTGCACTTTAAAATAGTTAGCAAGCTGAATCCTTGACAAGAGACGTTGAGTTTGCTCTAAATTCAACACCTGATAGTGCTGGAAATTAAGAGCATTCTCTGTATTAGTGATAGACGTGTCGAGAGCAAGCATCTGGAAATTCTTCATGGCTACGTAAGCCTTTGCCAGATTATTTCGTCCCCAGTCTTCTCCCATGGAGTGACGAGGTAGAGCATTCTGGTCCAGAAGGATTACGGTTCCTAGCTCATCGACGAGTATATCAGCGATCTGATTATTTACAATATTATATCCAATCTGGTAGGGTTTCATAAGATCCACCAGACTCACTGATCGCGTATTGCGATCCGAGAACACACTTCCTTCTACAGGAAGTTTGCACCCATAAAGTGAATTATCACCTTTAAACTGGAATGGAAGACGATTTACATTCAAGTAAATAGGACTAAATCCGCTAGGATTATTCATTCCCCAGAATGTAGGACGATTAGGTCCAATCTTCACACCACCCCATACCTCATTAATCCAAATCCAATCTACGTGCTCACCAAAAATTAAGTTTTCCTTAGTCTTCTTAGTACTTACACGTGTATTGTAAATAGGTTTTTCAAGAACCTTGAATGTCTCATCCACGATATCTTGAATCACCTCACCTTCTTCTGTAATTTTAGTAAGATGACCCACCTTACGCTGAGATTTCCAGTAGATGCTAGCTACACGAAGCATATAGTTTGGACCATAATCCAAGAAGTCTTCACCCTCAGATAAGATCCACTGCACAATATCCCCATTATAGGGCATATTCTCATATGCAGATAAGTATTGACGCATTGCGAGAGAAGGACCCTCAACATTCCAAGAATGTGGACGTGTTGCGTCGTAGAAAGATCCATCATTTTGCATCCCATGGATTGGAAGACCAGCCGAGCGTATTGGGTAGATGGCTTCCAAACTTTCTAACTGCTCCTGGGTCATCAGATAACCATATTTATCTATAACGTCAGCAACAGTGAGAATGTCAAACTTTCCAACCCACTGACCTTGCGATACATAACGCACGTCAGAGCTCTTGTGATAGAAAGTAAGTAAGGGATTCCAAAGCTCCACTTCGTAATCATCTTCCATCATGCGGAAATGCCAGAACTCACGATCCGTAATGAGCATGTCACGGAACGCCATATTCTCTAGTTCAAACATCTTGAATCGCTCTTCGTCCACTTTAGTCTGGTGCATAGCCCATTCTTCTACCATGGAACGATAGTCTTTTTTAAAGAACGATTCTATCTCGGGAAGTGATTTAAGACTTTCAGGATTTAGTGCTTGCTGAGCTTCTTCTGATTCTGGATCCATACCCATCTCAACCATCTTAATAACCATCTTCTGTTGAGCTTCTGTAAGCAACGCATTCTCAATCATAGCGCGTTTTTGCTCCATCATCTCATTGTAAGAGTAGTCATCTACAGCTCTAAACATCACCTTTGCAGATCTCTTAGCAAATTCCCCAGTCATCAAGTTGATAACGTTAGGAATAATAGGATAGAATTTCAGCTCTAATGCTGTTTGGTCTTCCTTTGTTAAGGTTTCAATAAGGTCTGCATATTCGTTATCTTCTTCTACAATATAGTCTGTACGATCAATAATACCTTTAGCAAGTTTATAATTCTTAAGGAGTTTACGAGAATTACGACGAATCTGCTTTATCCCCTGCCACTCTAACCAGTCCATATTATTCGCTCTCCACTGGTCATCCTTAGCAGATAGGGGTAGAAACTGAATAGGCTGTGTAATCGTACCCAGCTTATTATATTCAGCTTTCTTACCTGATTTTAAATCTAACGCGTTTAGTATCTGCATGATTATGAATTAGTTATGGTGTAATATACTACACCTCCGGTTGATGATACGTAAACATACTCACTAGGAATAGTAGCAGTGCTTTCGTAGATGTACATCCTATCTCAAATTTTTAAATGGTGAGCGGGGTTTAGACATGTTAGAACTACTTGGTCCTGAACCTCCTAAATGTCTAAAGGGACTCAATTTTAATTTATGACTTTTTTGCGACTTTTCCAAATTTGTGTTAGCTTCAAATCGCTTCTGATATCCTCTATTAGACTGTTGTACCTTCGCAAACGCTACAAGTGCACAGAATGCTACTAAACGGTCTACGTTTAAACCTTCATGGTATGCTTGCATTTCTTTAAGAAGCATTAAATCTGGAATACGCTCCACTCCATATGTAATCTTAGTGATGTTTCCAGCTTCGTCAACTTCCTGGTCTATTTCCTCTGTAAGATATTGAATACCATAGGATAAGAGATGCTGACGAAATAACGTACCTGTATTCTTCCATCCGTAGGTTTGGAAAACGTTAGCATTTGATCCTAAGTCCTTTAGAAAGAGTATTTGATCTTTAGGTACAAGATAACGCTGCTTCTTTCTAGAAATCATGTATTGGATGAAAAGAGAAATGTTATTCTCCACTATTGTCCAAGCGTTATACCACTCAATCATTATCTCTAAACGCTCGTGTGTTTTAGTAATATCGTCAAATCTCCCACACCAGCTAGCTACTATTCTATCCTGTTCTACAAAGGTTTTACGTTCTCCAAAGTTGTCCTCTCTTGTCACCTCCACAGGGTTCTTATAAATAAATATAGAACATAGCGAATCTGACGTAGTAGTCTTTCCTTCTCCTACAGGGTCAATTGAAGCATAATACATCCCAAATTGTGGGTTTGTAACAGGTCTCTCCCACACTACAATTGCACCCTCCTTATTTTCTGACTTCTTAGAAATGGGAAACTCAGATATAGGAAGCTTATTAGTTTCCTTAGCTATAATCTTTCCATGCTCATCCCTGCTTACATCTAAGATCTCATATCCATATTCTTTATCCTCAATACGTTGCACCTGCTTAGAAACTAAATGCTGAGGAAACTTAGACTCTTTTCTAAAAGCAAACGCTTCCTCGATATTGGTAGGTTTCTGAGATATACGTAGCTGATATTGTTCTGGATTAAGTTCTTTCTTCCAACGCTCACGTTCTTTCTTAATCGCTTCTAATGCTTCTTTAATCTGAGAGTTACCATGCTGATCAATATAGGGAGGCATGCTCCACTGCTCAGGAATAAATAACCCACTTCTTCCTATTGTTCCTTTAGAATCTATAAGCGATGTTTCCACCGCTAGCATATCATACGTATCTGGGTTTAGAATAAATTGTTTTAATGGGTCACACTGATCCAAATCACCCACTGAACCAGCAGCAATAAATACTCCTGTAGTTATCATACCTGATTGCATAGCAGGTCGCATATATTCATATGTCTGATCCATCTTAGGTGCGATACCAGCCTCCTCATGAAAGAAATAAGTTACGGGACCACCGACACCAGCAGTCGCATCCTTTTCAAACGACGTACCTTGTAATACAGAAAATAATCCTTTATAGGTGTCACGTCCATTCATTCTCACCTTAATACGCTGTTGCCATGCTAATACCTTGTCTGGATCATTAGGACGATACCAAGCTGTATGCTCATTTAAGAAGTTCTTATACTCATTGAGCATCCTCCATGTACCCTTCTCAGAAATGTAGTCTTTAAGACTTGCTCCAATCTTTAGAATTGCCCCCTCTTCAAACCAATACGCATTAATTAATTTTGCAGCATGAAAATAAGAAGATGCGATCTGACGTTTCTTTAGAATAGGACAGTGCTTATATTCAAGCTCCGCTAGACATTCATATAACGCCATGTGATACTGCGCATCTCTCACCTTAGCAAAGTCAAATCTAGCTTCTTCTTTATCATAGATGGGAAGAAAGTTTAACCACATATAGTAATCCCTAGTGAGATACCATATTCTATCACCATTCTTATAAATGACACCAGTTCTACACTTATCCTTTTGATCATTCCAATATTTGATATAATCTTTTGTTCGTATTGGAGCATTGCA